GACAAATATAGTTTTATGTATTACAATATACTTGTAAATAAGAAATACATAAAAAACAGGAGGACATAAAAATGACACATACAACATTAAAGCAGGTAAGACACGATAGATGGGAAGATAATAATGGCAATTATATTTGGAAAGATGATTTTGGAGCATTTATAATTTATGTAAATGGAACAATGGAAAGAACAGATTCATTACAGAAAGCACTTGAAGTGATGGATTCAGATAGATATTGGAATTAAGAAAGAGTAAAGAAATGAAAGAAATATTTAAACAAATTCATAGGTACAGTGAAATGGATTTTGAAGAGAGTAAACCATTTGAGTTTATCCTTGAAGGAAAAAGAAAAGAGATAAATACAGAAGATTATATATGTCCATCAGCTCAAAAGATGGAAGTAGGAAAATCATATAAAATCACTGTTAAGAAATATATGACAGAACCTGCTACACCAAATTTTGATTTTCAAGATAAATGGAATAATGGCAAGCCAATGCCACTTTGTATCATGCAGGGTGAAGTTATAAAAGAAACAAGGGGAATGTATTATATGAATTTACAAGGCAAAGCAGAACCTACATCAAGATGTCTTGTATGTGGTAAGACATTGACTAATCCGATTTCTAAACTTTATGGAATAGGCCCAGGGTGTAGTGAAAAAGTAGGACTAATAAGAATAGAGAGTGAGGAAGAAGCAAAAGAAAAATTAAATCACATTATGGAACAGATAGATGATATAAGTTGGACGGGTTGGGTAATTAAATCTGCAATAAAAGAATGGGAGGAAATATAAAATGGAAAGTATTGCAAGTAACTCTACAAGAAGAGTAACAAAAAAAGAATTGATTGAGGCTATTAATCAGACATTCCCGGATGATGATGTTATAAAGGACAATTATGTAATTGCAGTGGTTACCGAGGTATCGTGTCATTATAATGAGCCTACACTGCAATCAATACAATTTGGAAAGAAGCTTAACTTTTAGGAGGAAATATAAAATGATTCAATTATTTATTTCGTTTGTGTTACTGATTATTGCATGTATAGTTATTTGGAACTATTATAAGTAAATGAAAGGAGGAAATATAAAATGTTCAATATTGACAATCCTTTATCAGAGTATCAATCGCCATCTAAAGAAGCATTGAGAAATTTTGGTATAGATATTTCAAGAGAAGAAGTAGAAAAATATGCCTTGGAAAAGTTTGACAGATTGCCACAAAGCCGTATTGAAGTAAATTCTGCTAGTGATTCTAATATCTAAATAGTGCTAGAACAAATTGAGAATGAGAGGAAATATAAGATGAATAGAGAAGAATGTGAAATGCTTATTTTACAGCATGTAAAAGAAATAAGAGATATTGCTAAGCAATACGATACAAGCAAAGAGTTTTATTTGACTATGGGCTGTGTAAATAATTCAATTCATATCAATAATAGGTGGTGGGATTCCAATACACCGATATCTATAGGACAAATTGAGAATGGAGCGATAATACGAGATGACAACTAGAGATTATTCAGATAAGCAAGAACAGCATATAGCAAAAGTAACCGGTGGTAAAGTACAAAGCAATTCCGGAGGAACAAAATTCGGCGGAGGTGATGTACATACAGATAAATTCTTTATAGAGGCTAAAACCCCAGCAATAGAAAGAAAATCTTTTACTATTATGAAAAACTGGCTTGAAAAAATGAATGAGCAAGCATTTGAACAGGGAAAGGAAGAAGCTGTATTAGCTTTTAGATTTTCACCTGATGATAAAACTGATATGTATGTATTAAATGAAAGACAATTTTTAGAATATTTAAAATTCAAGGAGGAATTATAATAATGGCAAAGGAAGCATTAGCAGTAAAATATCGACCAAAAGTATTCGAGGATATGACTGAGCAGAGTGCAATCAAAGACATATTAATGAATCAGTTAGAGACAAAGACCTTTCAGCATGGTTATCTTTTTACGGGGCCTGCTGGAACAGGTAAAACTACAAGTGCCAGAATATTTGCTAATATGATAAATGCAGGGAAAGGAAATCCTATTGAAGTGGATGCCGCAAGCAATAGCGGAGTAGATAATATCAGACAGATTATAGAGGACGCAAAGCGAAAACCACTTGATGCAGAATATAAAATATTTATAGTGGACGAGTGCCATTCATTGTCAAACGGAGCTTGGCAGGCATTACTCAAGACACTTGAAGAACCACCAAAATTTACTATTTTCATTTTCTGCACTACTGACCCTCAGAAAGTACCTGCAACAATTCTTTCAAGAGTGCAGAGATACAACTTTCAGAAGATAAGTAATGAAGGTATTGTAGATAGGTTAATCTCCATCATTCAACAGGAGAACGATGTTTCCAATATTCATTATGACCTTGACGCCATTGAATATATAGCTAAGGTATCAAATGGGGGTATGAGAGACGCTATCACATTGATGGATAAGTGCTTATCTTTGTCAGATGTTTTAACATTGGAAAATGTATTAAAAACTATAGGTGCAGAAGATTATGATACATTTATTCAAATGCTTTATGCTCTAGTAAACAAAGATGGAACTTCTGGTGTACAGATTATAGAGGATATTTATAATAGTGGAAAAGATGTAAAATTGTTTATGAAGGAATTTGCAAAATTTATTTTGGAAGTTGAAAAATATTGTATGTTCAAAACCTTCAAATATATTAGCTTGCCAAATTCGATGGAACCCGAGCTTGAAGGATTATGCAATGAAAATATTTTTAATGTTATGGACTTTGTAGTTTCTTTGAATAGTCAGATTAAATGGGATAGTGACCCTAAGACTTTAATAGAATTATCTATTTTGATTTATTGTGGAAAGGAGAGTTAATATGATAAAAGCAGGAACAAAGTGCAGAGTATTAGCTGATAGTATGAATAATTTTAAACCTGGAAATATTGTCGTAGTTTTAGAGGAGGATAATGTGCCATATTGTTGTTTGCTTGAGAATTATGACCCTAACAAAAGTATAGGTAACTATAATTTCAATTTATATCATGCTTTATCTGAGTTTGAATTGGAGGCGCTGGATGATGATTGGGCAGAAAAATAATATTCAAACTCTTATTCAGTGGAGATGTAATAAGTCAGTTCCCAGATTCATAATAATATCAGGGTCACAAGGAAGTGGAAGATTGACACTTGCAAAAATCATTATAAAAATGATAAATGCTAAGGGTATAATTATGGGAAATAGTATTGCAGAAGTCCGAGAAACAATAGAAAATGCTTATACTATTACAGAACCAACTTGTTATATTTTTAGGAATGCGGATGATATGAAAAATGAAGCAAAAAACGCACTTCTTAAAGTTGTGGAGGAACCACCTAATAATGCTTATTTTATAATGACAGTTCATAATATTGATAATATGCTAGGTACTATTAGAAGTAGGGGAACAGTTATTAAAATGGAACCTTATTCAATACAGGAATTGCGTTCTGTTAGTGATGATGAATTAAAGCTTGAGTACTGCACTAATATAGGTGAACTACAAGTTGCACATGAAGAAGTGCAGAGAACAGAAGATTGTGTAGATGATGTATTAAAGGCTCTGAGGGAAAAGAGTGGTGCTAAATTATTGAAAGCTTGTACACAGTTAAAAGCTAAACAGACAGAGACAGATAAGATTGATTGCTTATTATTTTTTAAAGTATTTCAAAAAAGATTGTATAATGCACAGGCAAATGCACTTATATATAAGTCATTTGAATGCTTAAGAGCTATATTTATATGTAAGCAGGAGCTAACCAGAAATACAATAAACAAGAAATCAAGTATAGAAGGTATGCTTATTAGAATGTTGGAGGAAATTAAAAAATGAGGCTTAAAGATGTTACACCAAATTATTATACAAATAAAATTTATAAAGGTAAATATAAAAAGTTTGAATGTCTTATAAGTTATTTACCAAATTTAGATGTTTGGCATTACCATCTAAATTCCAATGATGAAAGAAATATAATGTACAGTAGCTTATGGGATGGAATAGAATTTAAAACTCAAGAAGATTGTATAAAAGCTTGTCAGAAGTATATTGATGAGGTGCTTAAAAATGCAAAAATTTCCAAGAAGATGGGATAAACTCACTTGTATCAATTTTCTACAAAGAAAAATAATAATACTTTCTATAGCTTATTATGAGTTAAGCCAAAATCTAATAGATGACTCATTATTTGATAAATACTGTAAACAGCTTGTGAGTATGCATAAGGAGCATGGGGATATATCAGATACAGAATATGGATATGCTTTCGGGAATGATTTTGATGGAAGCACCGGATTTTATTTGTATTATAATCTTAATGAGCATGATAAAGAATATCTATATCATATTACTTATCATATTATCCATCATAACTCATTTCCTGAAGCTGTTCATGTAACCCAGCAAACACCTAAAAAGAAAGGAAAGCTATTTTAATGGAATTATATACTATAAAAGACCTGACAGAAGAACGGATGTATTTTAATGCCAGAGGTGGGGCTTATCAGAATAAATCAATGGCAATAAAGAAAATGAACTGTCTAAAAGCTAAATATCCTACTCATATTATATATCTTGTAACCTTTGTACCTATCACTTTAGCACCACCATGCCCATGCTATGGAGTAACAGGAGGAAATAAAACATGGAGCTTGTAGATTTAATGAAACGTATCTCATCCAATGATATTCCGCACTTTTTGATATTATTTGGGGAAGAGCAGACAATTCTAAATATATATCTAACACATATATTAGAAGTTACAAATACTAAACGTATAAGTGCAGATTCAGTATCATATGTAATGCAGAATATAAATAAGAAAAGGTTTGATAAATCTGTTAGATTATATGTAGTTCAAGATGATATGGCATTTTTAAAGGCTGAGGATAGTTGGGAAACTGTACGAAATACATCAACTAAAGATTATATCATTCTTAGATACCATAGCTTAGATAAGCATTCAGCGTTTGTAAAGAAGAATCAACAAAATTTAGTTGAATTTGCACGTTTGAGTAAAGAGGTGCTACAAACATACATATCTAAAGATTTACCCGATTTAAGTGAGAAAAATTCAAGCAAGTTAGTTGAATATTGCAATTATGATTATGGAAGAATACTAATGGAAATTGATAAGGTCAAGCAGTATATGTCTGTTAGAACTGACTTAACCATTGATAGTTGTTTTGTTCAACTAGATAAACAAGGATTATTTCATAAAGAAATAGGAGATATAACCTTTGAATTAACTAATGCAGTATTAGGTGGGTACATAGAAACAGCTATACAGAAACTTGATGAAGCTAAAAGAAAAGGTGAGCCTGCTATGATGATTGTATCAATCTTATATAATGGATTTAGAAACTTATTAGCATATCAAGGATTAGGAAGTAATAAGCAAGGTGCTATGGAAAGAACTGGAATGACAAAAGGAGAGTTGTATGGCTGTACTAAGAATGTAGGAGGATATAGTATAGCAGAAGTTAAAAGAAATATGCTTAAATGTCAGGAAATAGAGTCCGGGATTAAGATGGGAACTATAGATGAAGATATAGCTCTTGAATATGCTGTTTTATCATGCCTCGCTCAATAAATTTTTATGTATTTTTATAAAAAAGTGTTGACAAATATAGTTTTATGTATTACAATATACTTGTAAATAAGAAATACATAAAAACAACGAGGTAATAAAAATGAAATTAACAGAAATTAAAAAAGAAGTAAAAAATAGTGAGAGATATACAAGTGAAGTAAAAAACATTTTAATGGCAGGATTTATGGAAGATATAACATTTGAAGAATGTCATAATAAACTTATTCCTTTAGGCATAATGCTTTCTGAAGATGGTATTGTAAGTTTATATTAATAAACAGGAGATTAAAAGGTGGACAATGTGAAGCGATAACACTTAAAACACTAAAGAAAGAAGGTGAAAAATGAATACCTGGTTTATATTAGTTATATTAGTATTATTACTGATACTATTAGTAATATCAGCATTGATGGTTATTTTATTAATTTTACTTTCTCTGGTAAATAAACAGGAGAGGGAGAAGGAAGATAAGGAACAATTAGAATATTTACGAGAGTTGAGGGAGAAATATGAACACAAGAACGATATCTAACACCGACCGTAAGTGTGCTTATGATAAAGAATATAATTGCACTTCAAAATGCATATTTTATTTGACTTGTATATCAAGCCCATATAAGGAGAAATCTAATGAATGAAGCAAAGCAAACATCTTGCAAAAGATGCGGAAGAAAGTTAAGAACAGAAGAAGCTATTAATAGAGGTATGGGAATAACATGCTGGAGAAAATGGCAAAAAGAAAATAATCATAAACGATTATGGGAGGAAAATAATGACAAAGAAACGTAATATAATAAGTGTGAGTATTCTTATAATTGTATGGATACTCTTTATTACAACAGTAAAATCAGCACAGGATGATTTATATGCAGAAAACAATGAGACTAATAAACAAGTTACGGTAGTAGCAACAGCTAAACCGGACGTAGAAGAGAATGATACAGATATAGTTCAATCTTGTGAAGTTCATCCTAGTTATTGGATGGACAATGATGAATATGAGTTATTTGCAAAATGTGTGGAGGCGGAAGCTGGAACAGAAGGATTTACTGGAAAACAATATGTAGTTGATGTAATACTAAATAGAGTAGATTCAGATAAATATCCAAACACTGTAAAAGATGTTATAATGCAGAAACATCAATTTGAAGTGGTAAGTAATGGAAGAATATATGATGTTACACCGACAGAAGAAACATATAAAGCTATAAATACAGAACTTGAAAGTCAGCTTGACAATGAGATAACAGCATTTAGAATGTCTCATTATCATTCATTTGGAACACCTAAGTTCCATTATAAGAATCATTATTTCAGTATAGATTAGTATATAAAATATTTTGTTATCGTGTTATAATAAATAAAAAGGAGGCGGTAACATATATGCAAATTATATTGGATAATATCGCATTAACAGTATATGCATATACAGAGACGGACAATAAATGTACTTTTAGGTATAAGATAAGAGATGGATTTGTTGAGCTGACTGTAGATAAGACAAGAGTGCATATATTAGATAAAGGGGGTGGTCAACATGGTTAGATAATACTTCTCCATTAATTTAACATATAAAATCCATATTACAAATCAAAGTGCATCAAGTAGGCGGTATAGAAATATACCACCTACTTTTTATTTACAACCTTAACAAAACATATTATAATAATTAACAAATATAATACATTATATATTAAAAATCATAAAAAAGGAGGCGGGATAATGAATACTAGGGAGTTAATGTATAAATTACAAACAGCTCTAAAATCAAAGAATATAATAGTATGTATAAATACATATCAATTCTATTCTCAAGAGCAAAATAGATATATAAAAATGTATAAAGTAAAAAAGGGAAAAGAAGAATTAATTAAAACAGCATCACAAATAAAAGTGATAAAAACATTGAAAAATCTATGGGATGAGGTGAAAGATAATGACTAAAGAAACAGATAAAGAAGTAGAAGCAAAGAAGTTATTAAACAATAGACAAATAGTATTTGTACAAGAATATATGAAAACAAATAATATAACACAATCAGCAATAAGTGCAGGATATAGTGTAAAGACAGCCGCCGCACATGGATGTAGATTGTTAAAACAAAATAATGTCAGGAGATACATCAACGCTATAAATGAAAGGTTGCAATCGTGTAGAATTGCAGACCTCCAAGAGGTTATGGAATATCTTACTTCTGTTATGAGAGGGGAGCAGAAAGACCAGTTTGATATGGATGTATCTGTACAGGATAGAACACGAGCCGCCTCTGAGCTGGCACGTAGATTAGATGTACAATCGAAGAATATTAATGTGGATGCGAGAGTGCTTATAGTTGATGATATTCCGGATGATGTTGAGTTAGAAGAGGAAGATAATGAAGAGTAAAAAGACATCACTTATTAATTGCATAGGTCCAGCTTTCTATGATATTCACAATGATATAAAAAAACATAAACATACATATTATGACTTGACCGGTGGACGAGGTTCTTTGAAGTCCTCAGATGTATCTATAGAAATAGTCTTTAATATGATGAAAAAGGAAAATGCCGCGAAGCATGCTGCCGTGTATAGAAAAGTAGGAGATACATTAGAGACTTCTGTATATGCACAAATTGAATGGGCTATTGATAAATTAGGTGTAGCAAGTGATTGGAAGCTCACTAAATCTCCAATGAGAGCGGAATATCTACGAACCGGACAGAGAATTATATTTAAGGGATTGGATAAAGCGGCAAAGTCTAAATCTATCAAAGTGCCTTTTGGATATATAGGTTATCTGTGGTTTGAGGAGTTTGATGAGTTTGCAGGCGAAGAAGAAATAAGAAAAGTTCAACAGTCTGTTATCAGAGGTGGTAATGACTTTATAGTATTCAAATCTATGAACCCACCTAAGTCAAGACAGAACTGGGCTAATGATTATATAGAGAAAGAAAAACTAAGACCTGATACTGTCGTATCTCATACAACATATTTACAAGCCCCACCTGAATGGCTAGGACAACAGTTTATAGATGATGCTGAATGGCTCAAGCAAGTAAATCCCAAAGCATATGAGCATGAGTACTTAGGAATACCAGTCGGAAACGGAACTGAGGTATTTGATAATCTTGAGATTAGAAAAATTACAGATAAAGAAATTGCTAAATGGGATAAATTATATAGGGGTGTTGACTGGGGTTGGTATCCTGACCCATTCCATTATGGTTGTATGTATTATGATAGTGCAAGAATGACTTTATATATCTTTGAAGAATTTAGAGCTAACAAGATGAAGAATAAAGATACTGCTCAAGTGTTATTAGATGATTTCCATTTAGGCAGATTTGATGTGGTGACTTGTGATAGTGCCGAGCAGAAGTCAGTGGCAGATTATAGAAGCTATGGAATTAATGCACGAGCGGCAGAAAAAGGACCAGATAGCGTAAGATATGGAATGAAGTGGTTACAGTCATTAATTAAGATTGTTATAGACCCTATACGATGTCCTAACACTTCTGAGGAATTTAAGAAGTATGAGTATGAATTGGATAAAGATGGAAATCCAACTTCTAATTATCCGGATAAAGATAATCACAGTATAGATATGACAAGATATGCTATGGAGCAAGTATGGAAGAGACGAGGCAGATAATACAATTTTTTATTGTGTTATTAATTATCAACATTTATAATTATAATAATGAATATTATTAAATATGAAAGGAGCACAAAAATGGAAACGACAATAGATATACTAGGCACAGTATATAGAATTGAATCAAGTGAGGAGATTAGTACAGATTTAGCAACAAAATCATTAGACGGAGAAACAAATTTTATTGATAAAGTAATTAAAATAAAATATCCTTTAGATATGCTACCTGGTGATGACTGCACTAATCATAAGCACATATACTATAAACAAGTTCTAAGACATGAATTAGTACATGCATTTTTTTATGAAGCTGGATTAACTGATTATGCATATAATGAAACGATTGTAGAGTTTATAGCATCACAATTTCCAAAATTATCAAGCTTATTTAAAAATGAGGAGGTAGAAAAATGATAAAAAAATTACTGCGATTAATACAACAGGCGATCGACAAGATGTTAGGATACACTTCAATCACTAAAGCAATAGACATAGAAGAAACAACTGTATCTATTTCTATGTCAGATGCTTTCACGTTATGGAAGCAAATGTATAAAGACCAAAGTCCTTGGCTTGATGAAGATAAAGGTATATATTCATTAGGGTTAGCTAAGCAGATATGTAATTCTTTTCAACAGCAGATGTTATCCGAATTGGAAACAAGAATAACTGACCCTGGGATGGATGAAGATATAGACGAGGATAAATCTAATCAACCTGATGAAATAACAACACGAGCACAATTTTTAAATGATGCTTATAAAAAGAAGCTTATTAAAAAATTACCTCAAGCTGTAGAAAAAGCTCTTGCATTAGGTGGTATGATTATAAAGCCTTATATATCAAACAATAAAATCTACTTTGATTTTAGTTTCCAAGGCGATTTCTTACCTATAGCTTTTGATGATGATGGAAATATCACAGATATAGCATTTTATGACCAATTTGTTTCCGGCGAATATGTGTATACAAAGGTAGAGAGACAGACATTTTCTCAGACAGAAAATAAGATTGTTATTGAAAATAAAGCATTTAAAGCTAAATTGGTACAGTCAGATGATAATGAAGAGCAAGAGTTAGGTAAGGAAATCCCATTAGCTGATGTAGATAGATGGACTACAATCTCACAAGAACCGGTTACTATTGAAAACGTAGATAAGCCATTATATGGATTTTTTAAAGTGCCTATTGCAAATAATATAGATTTTGACAGCCCATTAGGTATATCATTATTTAGTCCTGCAGTAGGAATTATAGAAAGAGCAGATAATCAGTTTTCAAGACTTGACTGGGAATATGAGGGTGGACAGCTTGCAGTTGATGTAGACCCTACTGCTGTTACATATTCCACTAATTATTATGGCACACAAATGGAGCTAGACCAATGTAAGAATAGACTATATAGAAAATTGGATTTAGGTTCAGATGAGACATATAATCAGTGGGCTCCATCTTTGAGAGATAATAATTATATTCAAGGACTTAATAATTATAAATGTATAATTGAGGATGTTATAGGACTTGCAAGAGGTACTATATCAGACCCAAATAGTGATGCTAAGACAGCTACAGAAATCAAACTAATGAAGCAAAGAACTTACATCACTGTTACTGCAATGCAGGAAGCATTGGAGAGTGCTATCTTAGATACAGTCAGTGCTATGAATGTATTTGTTGATTTATATGGGCTTTTCGCAGATGGGGATTATGAGACCAAAATTGATTGGAAGGATAGTATACTTACTGATACAGATACAGAGCTTGAGCAGAAACTAACAATGGAACAAGCAGGTATTCTAAGCAAAGCAGAAGTAAGAGCGTGGTATACTGGTGAATCTATAACAACTGCTCAATTAGCTATAGATAAAATGCAACAAGCACAACAGCAACAGCAATTAAATGATTTATTCACTCAAGTACCTGAAGCTACTTTAGAGAATAATCAAAATAATAATAACGAACCTACACAGAATGAAGGAGATAACAGCTAATGATTAGTGAAGCAGATTTAACAGATTATGCTTATATAGTATCAGCTCGATTTGATGCTATAAATACTCATTATATCAAGCTCATGGCAAAACAGATAAAGGAGATAGGAAAACTATCTCCTTCCAATCTATTTAGATTACAGCAAATGTCTAAGATGCAACAAAATATTGACTCCATTGAATATTTGTTAGCACAGGAAACCGGAAAGACATTGGATGAGCTTGATAAAGTATTAGAACTAAGCGGACTATCCGTATATAAAGATGCATATGAACTATATGTTGCTCATAATAGAATACAAGTACCTTTTAAGCAAAATCAAAACATGATGAATTATATTAGAAGTGTACAGAGTCTAACACATAACACATTTATGAATATGTCTAACACGACTGTTATATTTGAACCTTATAGAAACCTCGTTGATGTGGCTATTGATGCTGTGACAAATGGTATAGATTCCTATAATAATATCATACGGAAGCAATTAACAGATTCCACACTCCAATCTAATCTGAGATACGCAGATGAAGGACTAAAAGTAACATATGCAAGTGGGCTCACACGAAGATTGGACAGTGCGGTTAGAATGAATGTATTAGAAGGGGTTAGGCAAGTTAATAATGGCATCAGAGAAAAAGCTGGAGAAGAATTTGGTGCAGATGGTGTAGAAGTATCAGCTCATGCCCTATGTGCAAGAGACCATATAGATATACAGGGAAAGCAGTTCAGCAAAAAAGAATTTGAATTGCGAAATGAAGAATTAAGGCGTCATATATCTACTTGTAATTGTAAGCATTACACATTTCCAATAATACTAGGTGTATCTAAACCAACTTATACTGATAAGGCGCTTAAACAGTATAAAGCTAATAGTGAAAAACCGGTAAATATTAATGGAAGAGAAATGACAAAATATCAGGCTACACAAGCTCAGCGAAATATGGAGACAGCAATTAGGAAGCAAAAAGATAAATATATCTTTGCAGACACAATGGGTGATACAGAAATGGCTGAGAAGATAAAAAATAATATAAATCAATTACAGTCACAGTATAATTCTATATCACAACAAGCTGGGCTATCTCCTAAAATGGATAGAACTTATGTGCCTGGATATAAAGGAAAGCAAGTCAAACCTAAGTCAATTAAATTAAGCATATAATCAACAAGTTATCAACAATCTGTTGATAACTTTTTTAGTTTGATTAATTGTTTATAACTATGTGTATAACTTGTTAATAACTACTTTACAAATGTTGATAACTTGTGTATAATACAATATGAAGTAAACCACAGACCAGAAAGTGGTCTATAACAATTATTTTAGTTGAAAAGGAGCAATAAAACATGAAAAACATTTACGAAATTCTTAAATCTTGTGGAATTGAAATTCCTGAGGATAAGAAAGAAGCTTTTGACAAGGAAGTTTTGGAGAATTACAAGACAGTGAGCGAGGTTGATACTTTACGAACTAAGCTAAGCAAAGCAGAGACAGAGAGAGATACTATTCAGACAAAATATGATACTGATATAGCTCAGAGAGATGCTGACTTAATTAATTTACAGACACAGCTGAAGGAGGCTGGTGGAGATGCAGAGAAGTTAGCCACCTTACAAGCTAATTTTAATACTCTACAGACAACTTATAACACTGCTAAGACAGATTATGAGAATCAGTTAGCTGAACAGGCTTATGACTTTGCTGTTAAAGAAAATTCATCTAAACTTAAATTTTCTTCTAACTCAGCAAAGAAGGCATTTATGTCCGACTTGAAAGCTAAAAAGTTATCAATGGAAAATGGAAAAATCTTAGGATTTGATGATTTTGTAAATGCATACAAGGAGCAGGATGCTGGGGCATTTATCACAGAGAACCCAAGCCCTAAAAATGATGAACCAAAACCATCTTTTAGTGGTAAAACAAATCCAAGTGATAACACAGACCCAAAGCCTGAACCAACACCAAAAGAAAGACCAATTATATGGTAGTTATAAGGAAGGAGAAAACTTATGCCAAGAATTGAATCATTATCGGTATTACTTGACCCAAAAGGTAAAATGCTTTTAGATGAAGCATATGACGGAGTACTTGAGAATGTACAGAAATCTACTATTTCAGGACAGATTAAGAATCAGGACTTATCTGGAGACCCAACTGCCGGAACAGTAGAAGCAAAGAGATTTGCAAATGCAAAATCTAAGGACTACGGCACAGCACGTAGAGGTGGAGAAGGAGAGAAAGTAAAAGGAGCTACAGTAACAATTCCTATTGATAGAGATAAGGAGTTCGTAGAAGAGATTGAGCAGAAAGATATCTCACTTTTAGGTGTAGATGGTCTCATCACTCGTAGAAGTGCCAATCATGCAATGCAGATGGCTAATGAGTTAGATGAGGAGTTTTTCCGTGAGTGTGTGAACTCAGGTACACAGTTTACACCATCATCAGGAACAACAGCTATCCAGGATATTATTGAGGAAGCAATCGTAACACTTGAGACACTCAAGAATGATTACATTCAGGGTATTCCTAGAAATATGTTATCAGTTCAGGTTACACCAGCTGTATATAGTCAGATGAGAAAATACCTGGATGAGAATGTTAATAACGCCAATGTTAATACAGCGGCAGAGGAGTTTACCACATTTCATGGTGTTAGATTCATGTCTACAATCAATATGCCAGAGAATGTAGAATTTATCGTGCAGGTTGACGGTTCAGTAGCTCAGCCAATTATGTCTAACCCATATTCAGCAGAGAAGATTCCAATGTCTAATGCATATGCTGTTGAGCTTTTCTTCTATTATGGAACTAAATGTGTTACACCAGAGACTATTCTCTATTACGCACCAAAGGGTGTTATCGTAGTAACATCATCTAAAGGTTCTACAAATGGAAAAACTAAAATCAGCGTAAGCCCTGCTAAGACAGGTACTAATACCTATAAGTATAAGACAGCCAAGACAGTAGATTTACCAAAGATTGGTGCTACAGTAACTGATTATACTGATTGGGATGGTACAGCAGAGATTACTGCAACAGACAATGATGAAATTGCCATTGTAGAAATTGAAGCAACTGGAAGCACTGTTGTACGTGCAGGAAAGACACAGGTACAGTCTAACACCGAGGAATAAAGGAGTGTAAATTATGCAATTACTCTTACCTACAGGAGTAATTCTTAATAGTGATAATGATATGGTTATTCAACAGCATCTTAATCATGGTGCTGTTGAATATGTTGAAGAACATAAAACTATAGACAATGAAACAATTAAGAATGAAACTGAAACTTTGCAGAAAGAAATAAAGCCAAAACGAGGACGAAAGTCTACTAAAATCGAAGCATAGAAAGGCGGTGGAATTGAATGTATCTTGATTATAACAAATATAAAGAGTTAGGTGGTACACTCAATGAAACCGCCTTTAATCAGCATGAAATTGAAGTTGAAGCAAAGTTAGATTATCTGACAAATGGCAGAATCAGAAAATTAGACATCATCCCAGAAGCAGTATTTAATCTTTGTTTTAGATTAAATACAAATTTCTGGGAGCAGATGAATATAGACCAAGCACAGAATCTAACTAGTTATTCCAATGGGATTGAAAGTTTTGGTTATAGTGCAACAAACAATGAAGGAAAAAGTGTTATAGATACACAGATTATTCAGTTAGTTAATGAATACTTATGGGAGTATCCCGAATTACTTTATCGAGGTAGAAAACAATGGATGCACTAACAATAACAATAGCTAATAGATTAGCTAAAAGCGACAGTATAACTGGACTTGATGTTTGGTATAAATGCTTCTTACATAATATCCAATATGCTATTGAGCGTGTTACTGATGTCAATGGAACACAAGTTAGTATGGGTCAAGCATTCACCATTTTAATTCCTTTCGATGAAAAGTATAGACCTTATGATGAATGGAAAAATCTTGAAAATAAAGATTCTTATTATACTTTGTCACAAGGAGATTATATATTTTTAAAGGAAGTAGATGAAGATTTTCTGCCAAATACCATCATACAACTGAAGAACAAGCATAAAAGCATGGTGTGTGAAGTAAGAAGTATAATAGAAGTTCCTAAAAAATATGGAGCAACTATTAGATTGAAAGTGAGTGGTGTGTAATGAGTAATGCTAAGGTTACTATCAAACTTTATAACCCGCCTGCTACAGTTCATAGATTAGCTGAATCTGATAAAATAGGAAAATTCTTGGCTAGTGAATGGTCAAGATATTTTGCAAAATATACACCAATGCAAGAAGGTATATTAGCTAGTGATATTACGATAGACCCATTCAAAGTAACATATAATTCACCTTATGCTCATTATCAATGGGAAGGAAAACTATATGTTGACCCTATAACAGGCAAAGGTGCTTTCTATGACAAAGATTATGGATTCTGGAGTAGACCTGGTGTACCTAAAGTTCCAACAAATATACCTCTTAATTATAGCAAAGAACAAAATCCACTTGCAACAAGTCATTGGGAAGTTCCTGCTTTTGAGATGTATAAAAATATCGTTGCTCAGAGTGTATCTGAATATATAAGGAGAAATGTTTAAATTATGAATCTTTACAGGCAAGTAAATGAATGGTTGACTGAAAATTATGAGCCTTTAGGACATTGGATGTATTTTAATGCTACACCAATGTTTGTTGGTGCAGTAACAATGAATAGTGTACCTGGAGTTCGTATAGTACAGAAATTTATTGATGGTTCAATGCGAAAAGAACTTGCATTTGCTATAGACATGATTACAAGCTATGATAATTCAGGTACTAGCGATGTGAATATGGAAGCACTAGATGAGGTTCAGAATTTTTCCGAATGGATTGATAACCAATCAATTGACTCCGGACCAGATTTTGGAGAAAAGTGTGACATAGAAAAAATAGAAGTACTTACCAATGCCCCAACATTATTAGTTGATACAACCAATCAGTTATCTAAATATCAATTTCAAGTAAAAATAACATATACAGAAAGGAAGGAATAAAAATGAAATTAGCACGAGAAGCATTAATGCATTACATTGATAGTTCTTTTGGAACAGGCAGTGCAACATGGTTTCTTATCGGAAAAGATATTGACGATATGTCAGTAGAACTAAATCCTGATACAGAGACCACTAAGAATATTTTAGGAGAAACAACTGTAAAAGATAATGGTTATGAGCCTAGCATGTCAGCTGACCCATACTATGCTAACCCGGAAGATAGCATCTATGAAAAACTTGTGGATATTGCTATGAATCGACTTAAAGGCGATAAGTGTAAAACTCAGATTCTTGAAGTTATTATCAAGGATACGGCAGAAACCACTCATCAGGCATGGGTAGAGGATGTTATCGTGAAGCCACAATCTTATGGTGGTGATACATCAGGAGTATCAATTCCATTTGATGTACTTTTTGATGGAAATAGAAAAGAAGGTACAGTAACTATTGCTAGTGGTGTACCTACATTTACACCCAAAAAAGGCTAGTCAGGGGACTAGCGATATAAAGGCACAATCATTAGATGATGAACATAAAACCATTATTGATTAGATACAAGGATAAGGGTATTAATTTATCCTTATCCTATTTTTTATATAAGGAGAAAAATTATGGCAGGAATTAAAATTGAAACAGGATTAAAGACATACGATATAGAGGATGAGAATGGAAATGTAAGAGGACAGATATCATTTAACCCTTCAGATATTAATTTATATCCCCGTGCTGAAGCAATGCAAGAACACATTAAAGATTATATCAAAGACCTTACAAGTATCAACGAAAATGAGGTTAATATAGTAAATGAGTTCGACAGGATGGATAAACTTATTAAGAATGAACTTAATACACTTTTCGATGATGAAAATGCAAGTAAAGTTGTATTCGGAAATCAGAGTGCCTTATCATCATATAAGGGTGTAACATTTGTTGAAAGATTCTTATTAGCTTTCATGCCAATAATTAAGAAGGAGACAGAAGCTGAGTTTAAAAAGAGTATGAAACACATTGAGAAATATACAAAGCAGGTAGAGTAATATGATTGGTAAGTTACCAACAACATTGAAAGTTGATAATATTGATTATGAAATTCGCACAGATTATAGAGATATATTAGTTATCATGCAGGCATGTATGGATGACGAACTTACAGATATGGAAAAAATAATGGTGGTTCTTTCAATTCTTTTTAAGGATAACATACCTAAATCAACCGGTACAGCATATGAAAAAGCTTTATGGTTTTTAGATGGAGGACAGATTCAATCAGAACAATCATCACAGAATCAGCATATGCGACCACAATTATATGATTGGGAACAGGATGAACAGATTATTTTTTCCGCTATTAATAAAATTGCTGGATATGAAGTAAGAGATGTTAAGTACATGCACTGGTGGACATTTATTGGATTATTCAATGAGATTGGTGAGGGTATGTTCTCCACTGTAGTTCGTATTCGAGAAAAAAAAGCAAAACATAAAAAATTAGAGAAGTGGGAACGTACTTTCTATAATGAGAATAAAGACATCATTGATTTAAAGAAGCATAAAAATAAACGTAGTCAAGCAGAAAAAGACGCTTTGGATGCGTTAATTGGATAGAAAGGAGGTGCATATATAATGGCAGATGGTAAAGTTGTAATTGAGACAGGACTAGATTCTACTGGATTAAAAAAAGAATTGAACAATCTCAAACCTCAGTTTACAGAAATGGGAAACACTGGCACTAAAGCTATGAACCAGATAAGTAATAGCATGAACGGCGCAACTAAATCTATAGGTTCATTAAAAAGTTCATTAAAAGGAATTATTGGCACATTAGGTCTTGTATTCAGCTTGAAAGCACTTATTAATTTTGGTCAACAAGCTGTTGATGTGGCATCAGATTTAACTGAAGTTGATAATGTGGTTCAAAAAGCATTTGGAAACATGCGAGGTGAAATGGATGCGCTTGCAGATAGTTCCATTAAGAATTTAGGAATTTCAAGATTGGAAGCTTATCAAACTGGCTCTACCTTCATGGCAATGGGAAAGTCAATGCTAACCTCCTCACAAGATGCTAAGAATATGGCATTAAATTTGACAAAATTAAGTGCTAATATGGCATCTTTCTTTAATACTTCCAATAAATATGCCGCAATTGCATTAAAATCTATATATACAGGTGAAACAGAGACCTTGAAGCAATATGGTGTTGTTATGACCGAAGCAAATCTAAAACAATTTGCTTTAGCTCAAGGTATTTCAAAATCCTATAATGAGATGTCTCAGTCTGAGAGAGTAATGCTTAGGTATCAGTATGTGATGCAACAGCTTGGATATATAGGGGATGACTTCATTGATACTCAAGATTCATGGGCTAATCAGACAAGAGTATTGAAAGAACAGTGGAAAGAATTTTTAGGTGTATTAGGCACTGGAATAATCACTGTATTAACTCCTTTAGTTAAAGCACTTAATATGATTATGGGTCGTATGATTGCTATAGCTAAATCTATAGGGTCTGTATTATCCAGCGTATTTGGTATACAGGTTCAAAGTGCTAATCAAGTTAGCGGAGCTATATCAGACACAGCAGATGCTTTTGATGATGCTACCACAGCAGTGGGTGATTATGATACAGCCACTAAAAAAGCATCTAAGACAGCTTCAAAATCATTAGCTTCATTTGATAAATTAAATAACACAATGTCTTCCCAATCTGATAGTGATGCAGGAGCGGGAGGTGCTGGTGGAGGTGGTGGTCTTGCGACACCCGACATTAGCTCAGGCACAGATTCTGTTATAGACCAAGCAAATTCTAAAATTAATACAATTTTTGATGGTGTTAAGAAACGATTATTAGAGCTTGTAGATTTACTTAAAAAAGGTTTCAAAAATGGATTAGGAACTGATTTTGATGCCAGTCTCAAAAGGACTCAGAAACATCTTGCAAGCATTGGTAAGCAATTACAAGATATCTTTACCAATCCAAATGTTATAAATGCGGCAAATAACTGGGCTAATAATGTTGCATACGCTTTAGGACAACTTGCAGGAAGCATGGTTAGTATAGGTCAAACAATAATTGAAAATCTGGTTGGTGGAGTTGATAGCTTTTTATCAAAAGACAGTGGATATATTACTGACAGAATAGTTGGATTATTTGATATATCAAGTAAAGTAGCTCAAATTACTGGAAACTTATCAACAGCTATAGCAGAGATATTTACTGTATTTAGAAGTGATACAGCTAAAAATATAACTGGAGATTTCATGGGGATTAATGCTGATTTAGCATTAGGTTTTATGGAATTAACTGGAAGATTATCTTCCGACTTATATAATTTGATTGCTCAACCTATTATTGATAATAAGGATAAAATTCAACAAGCTGTAATGGGATTGCTTGAACCTATCTCTATTGCAATGGATACAATTCATGGTGCAATAAAAAATACATTTGAACAGATTTTCAATGTATATGATGAATATTTAGCGCCAGCTTTTCAAAATATAACAGATGGATTTAGCAGTTTAGTAAGCAGTCTCTTAGATGTATGGAATAGCCAAGTAGTTCCATTTTTAACAACAGTAGCAACGGCAGTCCAAACATTGTGGAATACTCATCTCCAACCTTTTGTTAATAATCTAATTGCACTTGTTGGAAAGATAGTACTTGCAATAAGTAAATTATGGAAAAATGTACTTGAACCATTGATTGCATGGATTGTTGCTAATGTAGTTCCGGTTATAACTCCTATTTTGGAAACACTGGTAAAATATGTATCATCAATTATAGGAACTATAGCTGATATTTTATCAGGCATAATGGAAACCCTTGGTGGAATTATAGATTTTATCACAGGTGTATTTACAGGTGATTGGTCATTAGCATGGCAAGGAGTTCAGGAAATATTCACAGGAATTTGGAATGCATTAACTGGGTTCATCTCAGGTATATGGTCAACTATTAAGTCAATTTTTACTGGAGCAATTTCAATAATTGTTCAGTTCATAAAAACTGGATTCAATGCGGCAAAGACTGCTATTACAACAATTTTTGGAGGTATTAGAAGTTTCATTTCAAATACGTGGAGTGGCATTAAATCTACAGTGATAGGAGCTGTCAATACACTCAAATCATATGTAGTAAATGGATTTAGTTATATGCAGAGTGGTATTGCACGTATAATGAATAGTATTCTATCTATTATCTCTGGAATATGGCGAGGTATATATAATGTGGCTAGGTCATATATTAATTTTATTCTAAGTGCTATACAAGGTATGGTTAATGGAATAATTGGAGGTTTTAATTCTATGATTAGGGCACTTAACCATTTACATTTTAGTATCCCTGCTTGGGTTCCTGGATTAGGTGGTAAGTCATTAGGATTTAATCTAAGTACTATATCAAGAGTTAGCTTGCCTAGACTTGCAACCGGAGCGGTGCTTCCAGCAAATCAACCGTTCTTATCCGTTGTAGGTGACCAGAAACATGGAACTAATATTGAGGCACCATTGGATACAATTAAGCAAGCATTAAAAGAGACTTTGCAGGGTATGAATATGTCAGATAACTCACCAATAGTGATTGAAATTGATGGAAAAGAAGTATTTAGAGCTATTAGAAATCAAGATAGACAATTCATAAAGCAAACCGGTAAAAGTGCATTTTCTTATTAAGGAGGGAAAGTATGAGTTATAATGGATATTTGATTAAAATAGGTACTTTTACTTTTCCTCTCAAGCACATTGAGTATGGAACATATAAAGTGAAAGTGAATGGACAAGATATAGATAGCTTCAGAAATGCAAACGGAATATTAACAAGAAACGCTTTAGAGCACATGCCCTTATCTATATCATTTGATATATTAGATGGTCTTGATAATGAAACTTTTGAAAAAGATATAATGAAACCAATGCGGGACAGATACGAAAATAGTAATGAAAAAGATGTTACTATGAAAGTATTTGTACCAGAAATAAATGATTATATCACTCAGAAGGTATATAAAGTTGATACTGAATTTACAATAGATGATATTGAAGAAAATTTAGTCTACTATGATACAGTATCATTTGAATTTGTAGGTTACTAAAAAGGAGGATGTATGATAGATTATAAGTATTATGATTTATTTGATAAATCATCCGTGGATAAGCAATTAAAAATTGTATGCTCAGATGGAACTATTCTAACAAATAAAAATTTTTCATCTACATCCAGTGATTTCTCATTGTCGGAGTCATTATGCTCCGACAGTAAATTATCATTTGGTAAATGCGAGTCCTCTTGTCTGAAAATCAAAATAGCTAATACAGTAAATTCATTGAAAGGTCAAACGTTACAAGTTACCGAAACTTTAGCTAATAAAGATGATGTACCATTTAAAATTGGTACATATATAGTTGATGAAGATACACTGACAAGCGATAAAAAATATAGAAATATTACGGCTTATGATAGATTATACTCAATATCATCCATGAATGTAAGTGATTGGTATAGTAAGTTATTTCCTAGCAAGCAAGTGCCCTTAATTAGATACGAAAATGTTACCAAAGAATGGACATATACTGGTATAGATGGCAAAGAAATAACAGAGTATTATGAGGAACTTGAACCCATTACTTATTATCAAACTGAGTATGAGTCTATAACACTAAAAGCTTTTAGAGACTCATTTTTTAAGTATATTGGATTAACTCAGCAATCAACCACATTGGTTAATGATGATATGAAAGTATCCAAATCAGTAGATGATATTGACTTGACTGCTAAAGATGTACTTGAAGCAATCTGTGAGATTAATGGAGTCTTTGGAAAAATGTCCAGAGATGATGTATTTACATATGTAGAGCTAAAACCATTTTCAAGAGGATTATTCCCAAGCAAGACTTTATACCCGAATAAATCATTATTTCCTAGAAAACCTGGAAATGTTGATACTCGTAGATTAGAGATGGGCGAATATAAGACACTTCAGGTAGGAGATACTAATTTTGAACAGATTACAAAATTACAAATACGTCAAAGTGAAGATGATATTGGTTATATTGCTGGGGATGATACTGGAGTAACTTATATTATTCAAGGTAATTTTTTAACATATTCATCAGGGACTGAGGAATTAAAGACTATTGCCAATAATGCTCTTTCTAAGATATCTAAAGTAATTTTCAACCCAGTAAACATTACATTGCAAGGTAACCCTTGTGTGGAGACTGGTGATACTATTAGAATAATAGACACGAATAATAACGTATATAAGTCTTATGTATTACAAAGAACATTAACCGGCATTCAAATGATTATGGATAGCATTATATCGGAAGGTGACCAGTCTCTTGCAGAAGTTAATGGTATACATCACGACATTCTCAAGTTACAAGGAAAAACGAATGAGTTATCTCGTCTTATTGAAGGCACATCCTCTATTTTAAATGATTATGCTAAAGGATTAAAATCCGAAATAGCACAAAAGACAGACTCAATAAAACTTGATGTATCAAAATCATTCGCTGTCACTAATGATACAATTAAGAAAGTGCAAGCAGACCTGGAACTTAAAATTGATAAAGATGATAATGGTCAGATTATATCAATGATTAATGCAAGTGCAGATGTTATTAATCTAACTGGTAATCGCTTGACACTTGGGTCTGATAATTGTACAATTACAAAGGACGGAACTATAACAGCTAAAAATGCTTTACTAAGTGGTTCATTCCAGTGTGGAGACTATGCGAGCAAACAGGGACAATTTTTCTATGCATCTGATACAGGAGATTGTAGTGCTCAGACATTAAAGCTATATACAAGCTTAGGTATAGGTACAGAGGTAGGGACTGACCAATATTTTGCAGAAATGACATCCTCTCCAGATGAATTTTTAGCCTACTTTGGATTACCTTCAAGCAACTATATGCGTATGAGAATAGATGCATCCACGACCACTGTTGAAGGCTATGATGGTGAGAGAAACACCGCATGGTTGACAATGTATGGAGATGTATGGAATGCACAAAGTACAGGAAAAGACACCACTTGCCTGGACAATAATTTATATATAAATGGAAAATTCCAAGTTAATGGTAATTCATATTTTAATGTATCACGGACTATATTAAAGTCAGTTTGGCGAGGTGACGGATATCCTGCAATGATTCAGATGGGACACGAGCTTACATTTCAATGGGATGGTAGTAGCCTATATGTATATGTGGATAAAACACAACTAGGGCGTGTTAATATATCTTAGCATAATAAGAACTTAATGAAAGGAGAAATTAAACATGGAAAAACCCGTAACCTTATTAATCCAAGAAACAAGAAACAAAATAATCAATATCTTAAATGAGTCTAAATTACATCCAAGCATACTTGAATTAATTATGAAAGACATAATGAATGATGTTACCAATGCTTCAACAAAAGTTAAAAATAAAGAACTGGAGGAGTACAATAACAAAGTACTTGAAGAAGCAAAAAATAATGCAGAAGACGAGCAAACACAAAATAATGCAGAAGATGAAGATAAGGAGGAATAAATTATGGCCTTTGTTGATGATTATAGTCCAATTAACTTTGTAGATTTACCCAATGAGACCACTCCCATTGATGCTGAGAATCTTAATAAGATGGACAGTCAAATTAAAAAATTAAGCACATTTGCTTCAACTACAGACCCTGAAACAACTGAAGATAGATTGAGTGGATTAGAAGAAAAAAACTAATTCACTAAAAGAAGATTTATCCAACAAAATCACAAAGTTCTACGCATCAAATCAAGGTGAAACCCATCTTGCCGATTCTGACAATGGAAAGATTCAAGATATGATGATATATGGCAAATCCTCACAGGATGGAACACCAACACCAGAAAATCCAGTTGAGATTAAGAGCGTTGTGAATCCAACAGTAAAACTACTTGGAAGTAATATCTTAAAAATTAGAGATGGTGAATATCAAGATGTTGGATGTACCATTACTGTAAGCAACGGAGTTATAAAAATTAAACGGAACATCTACCGATAATAAACGTATTTACTTGCCAATAGATACCCCATCTATGCTTAAAGAAGGAACTGAAATTATATTTTGTCCAAATAATATAGGAGGCACTGAACATTTAAACAAATGCTACGTTGATTATAGCAACGAGAACACAAAGAGCCTTTCAATTGCAAGCAATACTATCAATACACCTTATGTAATTACAAGACAAGATGCTAGGTATGAATTTAAGTTATCTATTAAAATTACAAGAGGAAATACTTTCAACAACGAAACATGGAAGCCACAAATCTTAATAGGTAAACAAATTACTCCATTTGAGCCATACAAAGAGCAATCAATACAGTTGCCAATAACATTAAATGCTATTCCAGTCTCAAGTGGTGGTAATGTCACAATCAACGAACAGCAGTATATTGCGGATTATGTGGATGTTGAAAATGGCAAAATAGTAAAATGTGTAGAAAAATTATTTCTTAAACAGGCTCAGTGGGGAATAGCAATTAATAAAGGTGTTCTTAGATTTTATGGTAGGACAAATGAAGCACTAGGGATAGATGGTAGTAAAATTATAAAAAACGCTTTTTCAATTAGCAGTCATTTCGCTTTTGTTACTAATACGCCAGATAGAATTGGAACTTTTACAGCAAATACTGACGGAATTAGAGCTAACATTGGTTTTGCATTTAGCACAGATACAACAATAACATCAGATGATTTTAACAATTGGATTTTAAATAATAAGCCATTTGTGCTTTTACCAGTTTTAAAAGAAGAATTGCCTTTAACATCAGAACAGATACAGGCATTAAAAGAACTTGCAACCTATTATCCAGTAACAAACATCAGCGTCAATTCAGAACAGCTTGACGGATATACAGTATTTAATTATCCGATTAGCATGGCTAACGGATGGAACTATGTTAAACAACAGTTAAATGACAACCGAGATTACATATATGATATGGATACACAATCGACAGAAGCATATGTAAATTCAGAGTATGCAGTAGCACTTACAGAATTGGAGGTATAGAAGATGTTATACAGAGCATTATTAAAACTTAAAGAAAGAAACGGACTGACAGACAATTTAAAGAATAAAATTGATATTTTCTTTGCAGTTGGGAGAATCACAGAGGAACAGTACAATGAGTTGATGGATATTAATAAGGAAGAAGAACCGAAAGCGGAAGCTAATTAATAAAGGAGGGCTAAAATAATGATTAGAAAAATGAAAAAAACAATAATGGCGATGACTTGTGTGATTGCAATGGGGGTTTTTAATGCGGCGCCGGTATCGGCGTGCACACCACCACTTAATCCGCCATCTGTGAAGATTCCAGATATCAATTTCGAACCTGATGGTGCTTTAAAAGATGCAATCGACAACTATGTAAAAAATTGGCTTGAGAAATGCATCCTCGGTACACCGACAGTAAATTATGCATCTTACTACAAGAGTGCATCAAGGTATTTTAACTACAGTTACGTAGCAGTTAAGTGGACGAAAGTCGAAAATGCAACGTCTTATAAGGTAAGAATCACAAAAGCAGATGGAACTTACAAAGAATTTGATGTAACATATACATCATTTTATGCAACGAATTATACAGATGAATTTTTTGCTGATGGTATGGACGGAGCTACAGTAAGTGTCAAAGCTTACGGCGATAATGATACATTTGGCTGTTGGTCAGATGATACTAATATTGTGAGATTTAGATATTAGAGAGAGCTATTGACAATTACACTATGCAATTAATGCAGTAAGGAATAATTTAATATGGGAAAAACATATAGAATTTTAGTGCAAAGTTTGAAACGCTTATATCAAGCTGTCCCTCAGAGAGTCACAAAGAAAGATATTGATAAGCGATTGAAAAATGGAACTATAAATCAAGAGGAATATGATTATATTCTCAATTAATCTTAATTAACGTATGTACAAAATAATATAAAAATGTTATAATACATAAAAAGAAAGGAGAATTGTAATTATGATTTTAGTTGGTTCAGCTAGGCATGATGAAAGAGGAAAGTACTCAGGTGGAAAAGCTGGTGACCAGACAGGTCAGGAAGTAACGACTCAAAGATTCTATATCCATCGAAAAGGTTGGAATGTGTTGAGACCCAAATCTGTAAGTCATGCAAATGCTATTGGAACAAAAATGTATAATGCTTGTGGTAATCCTAATATAGGATATGACCAATACAATCGGTTAGGTGTGGTAACACATGGCATTGGTACTACTACACCAACAGAATGTGATTGCTCATCACTTGCTAGAGAGTGTGTTAAAGAAGCCACTAATGTAGACCCAGGAAATTTCACGACAGCTAATGAGAAATCAAAGTTATTAGCTACAGGACTATTTGACAATCTTGGTCAGTATAGAAGCGGAATGAAGCTGTATAAAGGTGATATACTTGTTACTTGTACCAAAGGACATACTGTAATAGTAACAAGCTCTGATTATTCCAGAGATACACCTGCACCTAAACCACCTACTCCTGCGGTTAGTAATGAATACTATCATGTAGGTACCAATTATACATTACAAGTTGAGCTTAAAGTTCGTACAGGGGCAGGCACTAATTATAGAGCTAAAAGACATTCAGAATTAACTTCTGGAGGTAGAGCACATGATAACGACCATGATGGAGCCTTAAACAAAGGCACAGTCGTAACTTGTCAGCAGGTAACAAAAATCGGAAATGATGTTTGGATTAAATGTCCATCCGGATGGCTTGCCGCATACTACCAAGGACATAGATATGTCAGTTAGCAGGTGATATATGATTTCAATAATTGTAGCATTAATAATCGGTGGCTTATCCCTCCTTGGGACTATATATACCTCCAAACAACAACACAGCATCACGATTGAGGAAGTCAAAAATGAAGTATCTCTTATAAAGAAAGATATTAAGAATTTAGAAGAGAAACAAGATAAGCATAATTCATTAATTGAGCGAGTCTATGACATTGAAGCCACACTAAAAGTTATGGACACTCGTGAGAGAGTAAGTGAACGTCGAATTGAAGATTTAGAGAAAAAAGAAGGTGAGTGAAATGAAAAATCTTATACTGAGTGACAAAACATATAGCTTGTTAAAATGGGTAGCATTAATTTTGCTTCCTGCTTTGGGTACTTTGTACTTTGCACTTGCAAGCATATGGGGATTACCTTTTGGTGAACAGATTGTTGGTACTATCACAGCAGTTGATACTTTTTTAGGTGCAATTCTTGGTATTAGTACTAGCAATTATAAGAAGAATGGAGGAACTAATTAATGGAAGAAAAGGACAGCTTAGCTAGTGAGCTTTTACATCTAGTAAAGACTCAAGCCCGTAGATGGTTTATTGCATTTATCGTTGTATTAATAATGCTATTTGCTACAAATCTTGCATGGCTATATGCATGGAATCTACCTAGTGAAGAATCAACTTCCGAGTCTTATGACATACAATCAGAAGATAATGAAAATGCAGTATATAATGAAAGTGGAGGTGTTCATATTGGCACGAGTGAGGGTGACGAAAACTAGAACAGTAAAACGTACCAACAGACCTCGTTCAAGAAGAAGGTCAAAGAGGTAATAAATGACAATTTCAGAATTTACCAAGCCAGAACTTGACTATTTTAGACAGAATTGTAATTTTGTAAATCTTGAAATAAAATTGTTTGAAGAAAGAGCTAAAGGAATTTCATTAGAACAAATTGCTGAAGATTTACATATATCTTATGATTATGCTAGACAGTTAAGTAGAAAAGTTAATAAGAAGATTCTCAAAGTCTTATAATAACACATATAGTACACATTTAACACATTGTTAGATGTGTACTTTTTTATTATATTAAAGTTAAGAAGGAGGAAATATTTATGTCAGTAGAAGATATTTTTAATAACTTGGTTTCTAACGAAAAATTAAATACAATTCCTTCAGCTTATATTGTTAAGATTGCTTTGGAAACCATCAAAATATTAGAGCAAAATAATTTAATAGATTTGGAGGATACACATGAATCCATATAATAATTATAATATGGGAATGAATAATTTCTATCCCAATCAATTTTCAACATTAACTCAACCTCAAATGTCCACACAGAATCTTATTAGGGTTAATGGCATTGATGGAGCTAAAGCTTATCAGATGTTAGCTAATAGCACAGTGGCATTATTTGACACCAATGATGATATAATGTATGTGAAGTCAACAGATGGTGCTGGCTTTCCATCTATACGAACATTCTCATTTACAGAAATAAAAGAAAATACAAAGGTATCACAAAATAGTGATTATATAAGCAGACAGGAATTTGAAGATTTTAAAAAGGAGTTGATGAATAATGGCAAGCAGTCTATTTCAAGGTCAAAATCAAACCTCACAGATAAGCCCACAGATAATTAGTCAAGCTAAATCAATGATGAATAATCTAAATCAAGTCAAAGGAATAATGAACATGCTTAGTGGAAAAGGATTAAATCCTGAGCAAGCAGTTAGAAATATTTGTCAGCAAAGAGGTATAAATGTAGATGAATTTATGTCTCAATTAAAATAAGGATTTTGCAAAATCAATATAAATATTAAAAAAATGGAAGGAGAATACTACTATGACAGATGGAGTATCTTTAGCAGACATTGCCGCTGTTACTGACAACAACAAAGATGGTATGTTCGGGGGCGCAGGTGGTGGCGGAATGTGGATTTTCGCACTTTTAATCCTCTTACTTATTGGTGGAGGTGGTTTCTTTGGAGGAGCCAGAAATGTAAATGGAGAACCAGTTACAGAAGCAGGACTTTGTAATGCCATGAATTTCAACAATCTGGAAAATTCAGTCGGCAGATTGAATGATAACCTTCAGCATGACTATCAGGGATTACAGAATGGAATCTGTAATTTAGGTTACGAAACACTGAGAAACTTCAATACAGTTCAGCAACAGGTTGCTGATTGCTGCTGTACAACACAGAGAGCTATTGATGGTGTTAATTATAACGGAGCTATTAACACTGCGGCTATTAACGCTAATACAACAGCTCAGACACAGAAGGTTCTTGATGCTATTCAGCAGAATAAGATTGATAGCTTACAGGCTCAGGTCAACCAGCTTCAGCTTCAGTCCGCTATGTGTGGCGTAGTTCGCTATCCAAATGCGACAACATACACAGCAGGTATGAACCCTTACTGGAATCAGTCATGTTGCAACAACGGTTGTAACATTTAAGTCATTTTTAGACAAGGTTTGAAATATTAGAGGAATGCCTTGTCGGTATTCCTCTTTTTTAATGAAAGGAGATAATAATATGAGTTGTAAATCAGGAATTTATGTAGTCAATACTACAACAGGAACATCTATTGGTATTGGTGGTACTTATGTACCCTCTACAGTAATTAGACGATATGGTAAATATTGCCAACTTGGTGGAAATGGTGTATCAATCGGTACTTGTCAAGGTGGAGCTGGTTATTATGATGTAAATGCTTCTGTATCGGTAGCCGCAAGTGCCGCAGGAAATGTGACAGCCACATTATTTAAAGATGGAGCACCAGTTCAAGGAGCAACAGCCCTTGCAACAGCAACAGCGGCAGGTGACATTGTAACTCTTCCTATATCAGCTCTTGTAAGGTTAAATTGTGATTGTGACACAGCTAATCTTACCATCGTTATTGGTGGACAGGTAGTAACCGCTCAGAACCTTGCACTTGTGGTAGAGAAGGAGTGATAAGTTATGAGAAAAATTAATAAATATATCGACCATATTAAAGATGAAGTTGATGGTGCAGAGGAATATGCTGAAAAGTATATTGAACTGAAAGTTAATAACCCTCAATGGGCTAAACTTTACCATGATATGAGTAATCAAGAATTACTGCACGCTCAAAATTTCAAGGAAATGGGAGAATCTATATATGCAGAAATGAAGAATACTTATATGCCGGAAGAGACAGAAGAAAGATGGGAACACTGTATGCGAAAATATGCAGACAGGGTGGCTAAAATTAAAGTGATGTTATCAATGTAGGTGAACATATGACATTTAATGAGAGTATCCCAATAGCAAAAGAGCTTGCAGAAAATGAACTGAAAAAACACTTTGATGTTGATGCTTTTATAATTCTTGCATTAATAGATAAAATGAATATTGATTTAGTTCCAGATAGCAATGTGGATGAAGCCATTACAGATATTCAAGACTTATTTATTAATTACATGAAAAATAGAAGTATAAGCAATCTTGAACCATTAATGTCTACGATTAGAAAGATGTTAAGTGAATTATATCATACTTGTACAGCAGAGGAAAAAGAAGTATTCACTAAGTATCTATCTAATTTAGAAGATATAGTACAGACAGCGAATGTATAAGAATAGAGAGGACAAACATCCTCTCTATTTTTTTATTTAGTGTACATAAAACTATTGACAATAATAGTTTTATGTATTACAATATAAGTACATTAAAGGAAAGGAAAAAATAACATGGTACATTCAATCACATTACAACAGGAAATCGAAAAATGGTGGAAGCATTTAGATAAAGTTATGACAGTTGCAGAAAGTTTAGATGATATAAAGATAGGCGATTGTACATTCAGACCTTGGGGAGATAAACATCATTACAATATGAAAACTAAATGTACATCAACTTATTTAAGAACGTTTCAAAGTACTGAACCAGTTGAGAATACAAAAGGAGAAATCGTATATCCTATATTAGATGTGTATATTGATATATGTAAAGGAAGAAAATATACATCTTATAAAAAAGTTAGATGCCATTGTTCTTGTTAAAAAGGAGGAGATAATAATGATTAAGATAAAAATAGGAGAGCCTGAGAAGCTCACCAACAACATTTTAGTAAAAAAGAGTGCTTTTGTAAGTTTTGATTATAATCCAGATATTGTTTCTTTTATCAAGCAAATGGGAACAAGAGTTTATAATCCGGATAATCATACTTGGGAAATGCCAATCAATAATATAATACGTTTGTGTAATAAATTTGAAAATCAAGAAATTCAAATATCTGGAATATATGAAGATTTGCATAAGCAAGAATTTGAGATTGATATTCCAAAGGATTATACATTTAAGACAAAGCCATTTAATCATCAGATTGATGGTGTAAGATTTGGATTGAATAAAAAGAAATTCTTGTTATGTGATGACCAAGGGCTTGGAAAAACATTTCAGATAATAAACTGGGTTGGTTGTCTTGAGAAAACAGATAAGATAAATAAGGTACTTATTGTATGTGGTGTCAATTCACTCAAATATAATTGGCAATCAGAAATTAGTATTCATTCAGATGAAAAAGGATGGGTACTTGGTACAAGATTCAGAAAGACAACTGGGAAAGCTTATGAAGGAAGTACAAAAGATAAGCTTGACGATTTAGACAATCTTCCAGATTGCAGATACATTATTACGAACATCGAAACGCTTAGAGCCGGTGCGGAAAAGATAACCAAAAGCAAATATCATTTTCCGATTGCTGAAAAATTACAAGAATTATGTAAAAACGGAACAATTTCAGTTATAGCTTTTGATGAGTGCCACAAGTCAAAAGAACCTACTTCTTTACAAAGTCGTGCAATGATAAACGTACAAGCTAAATATATGGTTGCTATGAGTGGAACACCACTTATGAATAATCCACTTGATTTATACTTCCCGATGAAGTGGTTGGGATATGAGAATCATTCATTTTATCAGTTTAAGCAACATTACTGTACATTAGGTGGCTGGGGTGGTTCACAGGTTGTAGGTTATAAAAATCTTGAAGAAATAAGAACCATGATGGATAACATTATGCTTAGAAGATTAAAGACAGAAGTCCTTGACTTACCTGAAAAGATTAGAAAGATTGAATATGTTGATATGACATCTAAGCAAAATCAAATCTATAAAGAAGTATATAATGGTGTTATGAGTGACTTACAAAAGATTAAATTTTCAAACAATCCGCTTTCAATGATGATTAGATTAAGACAAGCAACTGGATGGACTGGTATTATATCAAATACAGTTCAAGAATCAGCTAAAATGGAAAGAATGATTGAATTAGTACAAGAGATTGTTGCAAGTGGACAGAAAGCTATTATTTTTAGCAACTGGGAAAGCATAACAGAAGTTGCAAAAGAGAAATTGAAATCTTATAATCCAGCTTATATCACAGGAGCAACTAAAGCAGATGAAAGAATGAAGGAAGTTGATAGATTTCAGAATGATGATAAGTGCAGAGTTATAATTGGTACTATTGGAGCAATGGGAACCGGATTAACATTAACAGCCGCACAGAATGTTATCTTTTTAGATTCACCTTGGAATATGGCTCTTAAAGCACAGGCAGAAGATAGAGCTCATAGAATTGGTACAAAAGGAACAGTTAATATCATTACTCTTGTATGCAAAAATACCATAGATGAGCGAATTGAGGAACTTGTTGAAAAGAAAGGACAAATTGCAGATGCATTAGTAGATGGAAAGATTTCAGTTGATGATATAAATTTCTTATTATCATAAATAAAAAATACATAAAACTATTGACAATAATAGTTTTATGTATTACAATATTAACAAAGCAACATATATATATCATTTTTGGAGGATTAAAAATGAAAATTTACAAAGTATTTAAAAATTCACATAAAATATTAGCATATGTGAAAGTAAGTGAAAATGCTTGCAAAACAATATTTGATACATCATATGCCGCTCTACAATTAGTGAGGTATAATTATAATGATGATAGTATTAATGGAACACAGTTAGTTGATGTGCCTATACTTACGATATGTGCAGGAAAAAGGAGGTGATAATATGTCAGAAAAATTTTCAACAGCAAGAGCCGCACAGATACTTGATGTATCTACAAAGACCATTATTAGATGGTATAAATGGTATAATTCAAAATACTATGAGAAGCCAGTAGGTTTAGTTTTGCCCAAACCCGAAATTGATAACAGAGGTACAATGCTATTTACATTAGCTCAAGTACAAGAGTTAAAACGATTTTCTCAGTTATTAAAAACTGAATATCGTGGATGTATGGCAGAATTTAACGCTATGTATCAATGGGGAAAACGTGGTACTCAAATTTTACAGCTAGGTAAGCAATACAAGAAAAAGAAGGAGACATTAAATGAGTAGAAGAGATGGATTTGACTTGTCAAAAATCATTGATGAATATAAAGAGTCAAAAGATAAAGAAAATGCACTAAAAAAAGTAAATAATGCTCTTAGTAAGAATATTAAGGGCTATATGTATGGACATGATATGAGTTCAGCAGATTCAGAGAAATATACTGCTACATTGACAAAAACCGATACAGAATCACTAAATGAGGATTTAGCAATTGAAATCATAAAAGAAAATCTCAGTGGTGCATTGTTATCGTCTGTTATTAAGCAAAAAGAATATATTGACGAAGATGCTTTGGAAAAACTTGTATATAATGGTGATTTTGATATTAACAAACTAGCGAAAGCTAAGATAACAAAGTCATCTTATACATTAAGAGTCACAAGACGAAAGGAGTGATGATATATATGGATGGTTATAGAGAAAATTGCATAGAATGGATAACAGGTGAGGATACAATTACACTCTCAATTAGTCAAAAGAAATTCATAACTAAAATTGAGTCATTATGCAAGAAACATCCTGATAAAGCTAAAATTATAACTTATAACAATGATGGCAGTATTTTAGCTAAACTACCACTTAAAGCATTAAAGCTTTCTATAATTGAAAAAGAACTTACAGACGAACAAAGAGAAGAAATGGCAGAAAAAGCCAAAAAGAGATTTCACGGAGGTAATTAAGAATGAGTAAAATTTGTAAATATGCTGGAGACCCAACAGACGAGTATTGTAAGAATTGTGATGGATGTACAATGGAGGTAGATGGCAATTCTATTCCATGTACTGAGTGTGCAGGCTACGAAGCAGGGAAAGAGGAGACAGATACTAATGAAGAGGTTATGAATCCCCCTGTTGAGGAGACAGAAGATGCATCTGTTGAAGAGACAACAAACAACGTAGAAAAATCAGTCGAAGAAACAAGTAAAACTGAAAAGAGTAACAACAATACAGCTAATAACAAAAATGTAAAATCTGTCTCAAAAAACAAAGAAACAATCAACAAAAAAGAGGATAAAGCTGTTAAAGTTAAAGAAGAGAAGAAAGCAGTTGAGACAACTAATGACATCAAAGTGGTATCTATGAGATATACATCCGGTGCTACAGTTAAGAAAGGAGATAACTATTTTAAATTTATAGCTGAGGAAGAGTGGGATGTATCACAGACAAAACAGAAAATTGAGGATGTAAGAGAACAGTTATGGGCTAAACTTAATTGTGAAGTAGATAAGCAGATTGAGGAATTAAATTCTATCAATTAAGTATTGTAATTTATTTATTCGTATGTTATAATAAATGTACAGCGTGAGAGACACGCAACAGCTGATATTAGGTTGGCGGACTTAATATCTGTAACAACTTAATATCAGTAATTAGATAAGTTATACACATTGAACCGCCATTCAATTTGTATAACTTATTTTTATTTTAAAAAGGAGAATCGTATATGTCAGTTATAAGAGTAGAGAAAACTAAGAACTATACAGTTATGAGCAATTATCATTTTAAAGAAAAGGATATGTCATTAAAAGCTAAAGGGCTATTATCTTTAATGCTTTCACTTCCTGATAACTGGGATTACTCAATAGCTGGATTAGTTGCTATTTGCAAAGAAAATGAAACTGCTATTAAATCAGCTTTGAAAGAGTTACAACAATTCGGTTATGTTAAAATTGATAAAATAATGCCTGATAAGACAGAATCAGGTAGAATTGAATATGTTTACAATATATATGAGAAACCAAAACAAGAAGGTAAAAAACAAGGTGTAGAAAATCTACCCATAGAAATTCAACGTGTAGAAAAGCACGTACAATTAAATACTAATAAATTAAATACTAATAAATTAAGTATTAAAGATAATATAAAGAAAAATTCTAAAAAGAAAACTAAGATTGATATTAAAATCGAATCTATAGAAAAGAAATGTTTAGAATATGATTTAGAAGATGAAGTGATAGAGCTTTTAAGTAGATTTTTTAGAAATCTTTTAGAAAACCATAAAATGGTTACAGATGATAAAGTAAATGCTATTTTAACAAGATTAGCAAAAGTAAGTACAAAAACTCAGATAAATGCTATTCAGCTATCTCTTGATAACGGATATATGAATATAGACCCAGATTGGTTGAAGGTGAAGTCAAACCCATTAAACCGATTACCTCAGGAGTTAATATTAAATGGCACCACAACAGATGAGGGCAGAGAAAATTATCGTAACTTGATAAAAAATAATGACCCGAGCATAAAGCATTTTTAGGAGGAAGGAGATTATATGTATATAATATCAAAATCAGATAAAAATATAGCTTATATGAAAGATTGTGTACTTCACAGCTTGCCACATGAACCTATTGGTATACATCAGAAAGATATATCTAATAACACTGGGTTCAGTACAAGAGATGTAAGACATATTATTCAGCGACTTAGAGATGATGGATATGCAATATGCGGCACACCTAATGATGGATACTGGATAGCTCAAACCAGTTTTGAGTTAAACGATACAATAGCTAAAATGAGGTCTCATATAGAACAGAGCATGGATACATTGGATGCACTCATTGAAGCACAAAAAAGATTAGAGATAAAAGAGGGGTTGAGATGAACATACAAGATTGTTGGTATCAACGGAGATGCACTAATAAATGCACTGAAAACTGCATAAGGTATAAATTAATGTATGCACTATTTAGACAGTCTCAATTGCCTGAATCTTTATGGAAATACAAAGATTTGACCGCTTGTGATAATGGGGATGTCCAGTCATTTATGAAGCTTAAAGACATCAGTGATAATATCCTAGATTTTATCAACAGTGGAAATAATCTATATATTTATTCTTGTAACTGTGGCAATGGAAAAACAAGCTGGGCGATTAGATTGATGTACTCCTATTTTGATAACATATGGCATAAATCTTGTTTAGATTGCAAAGCATTATTCATAAGTGTACCTAAGTTCTTATATAATTGTAAAAGGTCAATATCACAAGATGTAAAAGGTTTTGAGGACTTATGCAATCTTATTAGTGAAGTTGATTTGGTTATATGGGATGATATAGGAGAACTTGCAGTATCAGGTTATGAGCATCAGATTCTATTTCAATATATTGATGATAGAATTAATGCAGGAAAAAGCAACATATACACAAGCAATAAAGATAAAGAACAGCTCGAAAACGTGTTAGGTGATAGATTAGCAAGCAGGGTATATAATTGCTCCATCCCTATCAAATTTATTGAGGAAGATAAAAGAGGTGTACATTAATGGTAGAATTGCAAATAATAAATAAAGTGCTGAAAGACAAAGATACATCTCTTTTAGATTTGAATGATATAACAAGAGATTATTTCAATCAGTATCAAGAAGAATATGATTATATAATGGAGCACAAACAGGAATATGGAAATGTTCCAGATTTAGAAACATTTATAGCAAAGTTTCAGGATTTTGATGTGGTCAATGTATCAGAAAGCACTGAATATCTTGTTAATACATTCCGTGAAGAGTACTTGTATTCTCAGTCAGTTCCAGTGCTTACAAAGATGGCTGAACTATTACAGACAGATGCTTATGAAGCTGTAGATTATTTGAAAGCAAAAATACCTGAATTAAAGATTGCAGGAGCAGTAAAAGGTACTGATATTATATCACAGGCAAAAGAAAGACTTGAAGAATGGAAAGAAACCAAAGATAATCAAGATACTCACTTTATAGCAAGTGGTTTTGAAGAGATAGACAATGACTTGGGTGGATGGCATAAAGGTGAGGAACTTGTAGTTTTATTTGCAAGAACCGGACAAGGAAAATCTTGGGTTCTTATTAAAATGCTAGAACATGCATGGAAAGTATATCATGCAAAAGTAGGACTTTTAGAACCTGAGATGTCGGCAAATAAAACAGGATATAGATTTGATACAGTACATCAGCATATATCTTCACAAGCATTATATCGTGGGGAAGATGTACAAGGTTATGAGAAATATATAAATAAGTTGGTTGATAATGAAACACCATTCTATGTTGCACACCCTAGAGATTTTCAAAAGAAAGTAACTGTATCAAAGTTAAAAAGTTGGTGTGAATCAAATAAGTTAGATATACTTGCAATTGATGGTATCTCTTATTTACAGGATGAACGAGGAAAAAGAGGAGATAATAAGACCACACAGTTGACGAATATATCCGAAGATTTAATGCAACTAAGTATTGATTTAAAAATACCAGTTTTAGTTGTTGTGCAGTCAAACAGGGAAGGAACAATAAATGAAGATTTACAACTTGAAAATATAAGGGATTCCGATGGAATAGCTTATAATGCTTCAATTGTTCTTTCAATTCAGCAAAAAGAAGAAGGCTTGCAAATACAGAATGTAAAAGCAAGAAATTCAAAAGTTGGAATTAAATGGGTGTATGCTTGGGATACAGATAGAGGTACTTTTGACTATATCCCTAATCCCGAAAAAGGAAAAGAAGATGAAGAAAAAAGTGAAGATTTAAGGCGTAGATATCACGATAAAGAAGAGGAGGAATATTAAATGAAAACAGGCAAATATGATAAAAATGGAATTGCAATAAGTGTAGGAGATATTGTTCATTTTAGATGTAAACATTGTTCATTATCAGGCGAAGGTATTGTTTATTTATCAGAAGGTTGTGCAGATGGATTAGGTACAGACCCATTCAGAATTAAAGACACTAGAGATAATAAACATAAAGGTAGATTATATCCTTGGTACAATGACGCGATTTACACAATTAAAAAACAGTTAAAGGAGGAATATTAAATGATATTTGTAATTGATAACTTAAAATATGATACAGATAAGATGGAATTGATTTCAGAAAAATGTGAATATACTTACACATGGACATTGACATTAACAAATACACAACTGAGAAGTTATGGAAATGATGTCAAATTGTGGAAAAGCAAAAAAGGAAATTGGCTATTAACATACTATGCAGGTTGTTATTCAAAAGGGGTTAAATTACTTGAGAAAGATGTTAAAAAGTTATTGCTGGAATATGACTTACAAAAGTATGAAGAATTATTTGGAGGGTTTGAGGAGGCATAAATCTTGATAAAACTACAAGATACAATTATCCAATCTGATACTCAATCAATATTAGATATGCTTAAATTTGACCTAGCTCAGCATGGGGTAGATAGATTTCATATTTTTAGAAACAATGGTGAAAATGTTCAAACGAATTGTCCTTTCCACAAGAACGGACAAGAAAGAAAACCATCTTTTGGTGTGAATGGAGAGATTGATAAATGCCATTGTTTCTCATGCGGTTGGGTGGGAACAATAGAAGAAATGATATCCGAATTATATGGCTATCAAGACGAAGGTAAATTTGGAAAAAGATGGTTAATAAAAAGATTCAATACAGTAGAAATCGAAACAAGACCAAATATAATGGAGGGATTTAATGGTAGGAATAATATTACTATTTGGAATAATAACGATATCCATAGATTTAAACAACATATACAAGGCGATAAATCGTCTGAACAATACTCTGGAGAAATTACAGAAGAAGAACTAGACAAGTATAGATATATTCATCCTTATATGTCTGAAAGAGGATTGACTGATGAAATTATAGAAAGGTTTGATATAGGTTATGACAGAGAGCGAAAAGAAATTACATTCCCAGTTAGAGACATTAAAGGAAGATGTGTATTTGTTGCTGGAAGAAGTGTCGAGCGAAAGTTCTTCCGACTTCCCAAAGGCATCGATAAGCCTATCTATTGCGCAGATAAATTTAGAGCTGGAGCGTATAGAACGGCTTATATCACTGAGTCATTCTTAAATTGTTTGACTTGTTGGAAGTATAATAAACCTGCTATGGCTATGATAGGCACCGGAAATCGAAAGCAATATGAAATATTGAATAAGTTACCAGTTCGGGAATATATTCTTGCATTTGACCCAGATGAAGCAGGAAGAAAAGCAACAGAAAGATTTAGAAAAAATGTACACGGAAAAATTATAAAAGAACTTGTATATACAGATAATCGAGATATAAATGACTTGCAAGAAGAATTTTTAAATTGTAAAATAATTTTTTAATTTTTTTAAAAAATCTATTGACAAATTCATTTTTATGTATTACAATATATATAAAGATAAAGAAAAACAAATCAATAGGAGGACAAAGATATGATACAGACAAGATTAGAAATGATGAATGAGAACCAGATGAGAGAGACAGAACACAAATTAAATATAACCGGCTGGAAGAAAACTAATGATTGTATGTGGGTAAAAGTATATAGCTTGAGAGAGATGGAAGTAATTCTTTCAAGAGAGTATTAAAAGATACTGTGAAGCGATAACACATAAAACACTATTATGGGATAGTAGTCAAGTGGTTAAGACCCTCGGAGATGCAGAATAATCGTAAGCATTAAAAGCGATACTCTGAGAGACATAGGTTCGAATCCTATCTATCTCAATTAGAGATGTAGTGTATATCAAGAGTTGAAACTGAATATAAGCTATATACACATAATTTACATCTCTTATAGCCCTATAGCCAAAAGGTAAGGCACAGGAATTTGACTCCTGCATTTGTTGGTTCGAATCCAACTAGGGTTGTTATATCCTGGCAGACGAAAGAAAAAGGACCGGATATGCATGGAATGCGTTCATTGGGATAGACAGAAATAAAGCTGGGAATACTGTCAAAAACTAAAACAACTAACACCAATTAAGAAAGGAAAAAGAAGTATGGGAAGAATTAACTATGATGAAGTAGACAAGTATGGAAACAGTTCAGACACTGAGTTTCTAAAGCTTGAAAATGATGGGGATTGTGCAACGGTACAATTACTTGTACATGATATGGATGATGTTGATATATTCAACTGCCACGAGGTTGAGGTTGGAAAGTATGACAATGGAAATCCTAAGACAAGACCAGTTTCTTGCCTAAGAAATTATGATGACCCATTAGATGTATGTCCATTCTGTCAAGCAGGACTTAAAACTAAAGTCATTATGATGCTATCAATGGTTGACCAGCAGGACGGAAAGATTAAGATTTGGAATCGTGGAAAGACATTTATTCCAAAGATTAAGAATTTTATAAACCGTTGGGGAGATATGACAGAGAGACCAGTAGACATTATAAGAAATGGTAAAAAAGGTGATAAGAAAACAACTTATGATATACAGTTATCACCGGAAGAGCCTATTGATGTATCGCAGTATGAAAAGCCTGAGTTTTTAGGCGGATATATTATGGATAAGTCAGCTGACGAAATGCAGGAGTATCTTGATACAGGAAGTTTTCCAGATACAGATAATAATGACAGTAATCAGGAAGATAATACACAGGTAAGACGCAGAAACACTGAACCACTTCCATCAAGAAGAGGAGCAAGCAGAGCAACAAGCAGAAGGGCAGGTATGTAAAATGGGAAATGATACATTTTTAAATTTATGCAAGGACATTGTAGTTGATTACTTTAACAAACATCACGATAAATCCGATGGGAAAAGGTCAGAAATCACAAAGAATGATGTCTTTGTAGTTTGGAGTTGTAAGATTTTACAGAATAATAAAGCACTTGTTAGCACAACGGTTTCTGATGGCATGTATTATGAAATTACTTATAATGGGGATAAAAACGAAACATATGTTGACGCTTATAAGAAGTGGGAAAATTTTTGTATAAAAAACTAGAGGAGAAATTATATGGCATTATCATTTGCAAGACCAAAAAGCAATGATAAGAATATAATCAAGAAATCCAAAACAGTAACAAATAGAACAAGTATTAGGAGCGGCGGAAATAATCTAGCCGCTCAAGTACAATCTATAGTTGCTATTGCTAATCAAAAATTAGCAATTCATAAAGATGATTATATTCTTATCAGAGAACCTGACCAACTATATGAATATATGAAAGAAATGAAGCAAGTTGGGGAAGGTGCATTAGATACAGAGACAACAGGATTAAACCCGTTACTTGTAGATATAGTTGGTGGATGTATTTATACTCCAGGACAAAAAGCGGCGTATATCCCAATCAATCATAAATCTTATATAACAGGTGTAAGAACTAAAGACCAGTTAGACGAACAGACAGTATCAAAGATTATGAAAGAGTTTCATAATGATATTAGATGGATATTCCATAATGCAAAATATGATATCCGAGTATGTAGAAAGACACTTGGAATAGATTTCAAACCTTATTGGGATACAATGTTAGCGGCATACTGTATAGATGAAGAAGAAAGTCACAGATTGAAAGATTTACATCTTAAATATTGTGATAGTAAAGATACAGAATCATTGACCTTTGATTCTTTGTTTAACGGTGTTACTTTCGATAATATTCCAATATCAACAGCTTATCTATATGCGGCAGGTGACCCTATAAAGACATATGAATTATACGAGTATCAAAAAACATTATTAAACAGACGAGTATTAGCTGGACCTTATAATGTATTTAAGAATATTGAAATGCCTTTGATTTCAGTTGTAGCAGATATGGAAGATAGAGGGGTATGTTTGGATTTTGATGTTTGTAAAAATCTACATGAAAAATATCATGCTATTAGAGAAGAAAGAAAAAAGCAAGCTGATGAAGCAATAGCAATGTATCAAAATGAAATTGATAACTACAAGATGAAAAATCCTAATAATAAGTTATCAGACCCTATATCATTATCAAGCCCTACTCAGCTTGCAATATTGTTTTATGATATTTTAGGATTAGAAAGTCCGGATAAAAAAGCACCTAGAGGAACAGGTGAAGATATTCTAAAGCACTTTGCACAAGGTAAAGAAAAGAATCTTTGTGAAGCTATTTTGGGAATGAGAAATGTGGAAAAGTTACTTGGAACTTACATTGATAAAATGCCTGAAATTGCATTGGAAGATGGAAGAGTACACGCAAGTTATAATCAATATGGAGCTAAGACAGGAAGATTCAGTTCACAGGACCCAAACCTCCAGAATATTCCTTCACATAATAAAGAGATTAGACAGATGTTCAAAGCTCAAGATGGATATGTGCTTATAGGCTCGGATTTCAGTCAGCAGGAGCCGATGGTTACAGCTCATCTATCTGCCGACAAGAAAATGCAGGAAGCCTTTATAAATGGTAAGGATATATATGCTACAATAGCCGCACTTGCATTTCATAAGCCTTATGAAGAATGCAAAGAGTTTAGAGAAGATGGAACAGTAAACCCAGCAGGTAAGGAAAGAAGAGGTCAGGCTAAGAGCATAGTCCTTGGAATTTTGTATGGTAGACAGATTCCTTCAATCGCAGAACAGCTTGGGGTATCTACTAAGGAAGCTCAAGCCATATATGATAAGGTTATAGCTTCATTCCCAGCCCTCGGAAAGTTTATTGAAGATTCACAAGAAATGGCAAGAACTGAAGGATATGTTACTACTGCATGGGGTAGAAGAAGACATTTACATGATATGCAATTGGAACCCTATGAGTTTACTTATAGTGGAAAAGTCACTAACTTTGACCCATTAGCATTTGGAAGTGAAGTATCAACAGAAGTACCAAAAAAAGTAAAGGATAACTATACTAAACAGCTTCAAAAGGCTTTTGGTTGGAAAAAGAAAAATGACATAATCCAAAGTGCTTTATCTCAAGGAATTAAGATTAAAGATAATGGTGGATTCATATCACAGGCAGAAAGGCAGTGTGTTAATGCAAGAGTACAAGGTTCAGCCGCAGATATAACAAAGCTGGCTATGATTGCAATAAATAATGATGAAAGAATGAAAGAGCTTGATTTCCATCTGCTTATACAAGTCCATGATGAGGTAATAGGTGAATGTCCTATTGAAAATGCAAAGGAAGCAGGAGAAAGACTTTCTTATTTAATGCGAACAGCCCCAACTCATTTAATTAAACTTCCATTCAGGTGTGATGTGGATTTCACTAAAAACTGGTATGGTGAAGAAGTAGAAATAAATTAAAAAAAATTGAAATTCCTATTGACAAATACCTTTTTATGTATTACAATACAAATATGTTAAAGATAACAGATACATAAACAATGGAGGTATGCATATTATGATAACTTATATATCAAAGAAAGATAATACAACATTAATTAAATTACTAGAGTTTAATGAAAAATTTAAAACTTATACAATAGAATTTTTAAATGGTGATAAAAAAGGTAAGCAATTATCTTATTGTTCATCAACTATAAAAAGATGGTGGAAAAAATGTGATGTTGATTTTGCAGAACTTAAAGAATCAAAACCAGAGGTTATTAATAAGATTGCACCATTTGAGGATGGACATTCTGTTAAGAACGAAAAATCAGAAAATAAAAAGAATAATATTGACTTAATTCTTTCACATATTATTGATTCTTTATCTGAGTATGTTCAAGTACCTTATAAGACAAATAGAAATTATCTCACAATAAAGACAAATAGTGAAAAGCCAAAGAGACTGGCTGAGGTGGATGTTCTTTCTAAAAAGGTTACAGTATATATGAGAGAAAAAGTTGATAACTTACCCGAAGGAATTTCATTTCATAAATTTGTAAATAATACGTTAGGAAATTGTTATCATGTATCATATGATTGTGATTATATTAAGAATATAAGATATCTCTTAGATTTTCAAAAGGAGGCGTTGATATGATATATCCCCAATTTATAAAATCTTGCTATAGTGGTCAAGAACCTTTTAGATTATATTTTGCGGGGGGCGTTAGTAATTATCTACAACATTGGTTTGATGCCAATAATGTACTTAAGTTATTCACACAAGTAACTGACAGAAAAGCAATATCTAATTGGTTATCAAGCAGAAGAAGAGATAACATATTTTTAGATTCAGGAGCATGGGCGGCTCATAGTAGAGGTGTAGAAATTGATGTTGATGACTATATATCTTATGCTAATTCAATTAGTACTAGGTGCAATGCAATAGCACAAGTGGATAAGATACCTGGTGTATATAAGCAACCTAAAACTAGACAACAAGTATTACTAGCTCCTCGACAAAGTTGGGAGAATTACTTATATATGAGAGAGCATATAAAAGAAGTTAATAAGTTACTTCCTATATTTCATCAAGGTGAAGATTTTAAGTGGCTTAATAACATGCTTGAATATAAAGATGCGAAAGGTAACCATATAGAATATATAGGAATATCCCCAGCAAACGATTCTCATATAAATGGAAAAATTGATTTTATGGACAAAGTGTTTAAGATTATTGGTAGCTCAAGTAATCCAAATGTCAAGACACATGCATTTGGCATGACTTCATTATATTTGCTTGAAAGATATCCTTTTTGGTCAGCAGATTCAGCGGGTTGGGTTAAGAAAGCCGCATATGGATTTGTGTATATCCCTAAACCTAATATAGTGCCTGGTGAGATGAGTTATACGCTTATAGGGTTTGGAACTCGTACAAACTCTCCCGACCATTTTGTAAATCAAGACGCTATTACCAAAAAGTATATAAGAGAATATATAGAACAGATTGGAGTAAAATTTGATGACCTCTCCAATAAAGTTTATGAAAGAAGTCTTGCTAATTGTATCTATTTAAAAAAATGGGCAGACAACTATAAGTTTACTGGACAAAGTTATAATAAAAGGTCATTATTTTAAGGTTATAAGGAGCAGTTATGTATAACCTGACATCCTGCTCCTTTATAATAAATATTAAAAAATAAAGGAGGACTTCTTAAATGGAAGGAAGAAACAAAAAAGAATTAGAAGGAGTGAGTTTACTAGGTAATCAGAATACACATTATCAGTATGACTATGACTCTTCTGTATTACAGACATTTATTAACAAGCATCAGGATAATGATTATATGGTAACATTTACATGTCCTGAATTTACAAGCTTATGCCCAAAAACAGGACAACCTGATTTTGCAGAAATAATAATTAACTATATTCCTGATAAAAGAATGGTAGAAAGCAAATCGCTTAAACTTTATCTATTTAGTTTTAGAAATCATGGTGATTTCCATGAGGATTGTACTAATATCATTATGAAGGACCTTATTAAATTAATGGACCCTAAGTACATTGAAGTAAAAGGTAATTTCTTACCTAGAGGTGGTATTTCTATATTACCATTTGCTAATTATGCTAAACCAGGGTCAGGCTATGAGTGTATGGTTACAAAAAGACAGTTCGACCAGTTATCATTAGAAAGGACAAAATAATATGAAAGCATTAGTATTAAGCTCCGGAGGAGTAGATTCAACAACTTGTGTAGCAATAGCAGTAAATAAGTATGGGAAAGACAATGTTATAACAGCTTCTTTATATTATGGTCAGAAGCATGATAAAGAACTACAGTGTGCTAAGAAGATAGCAGAATATTATGGTGTTAGACATATTGAACAAGATATATCTAATATAATGAAATATGCTGGAGAAGTTTGCTCACTTATTAAAGGTTCTAAAGATGAAATTTTAGATATGAGTTATGCAGACCAGATTAAGCAGAATGGAGAGGGTAGAGTTGGTACTTATGTACCTTTCAGAAATGGATTATTATTATCCATTGCAACAGCTTTTGCCGATAGTCTTTTCCCGGGAGAAGAGGTAGAAGTGTTCTATGGAGCTCATGCAGATGATGCCGCTGGAGAAGCTTATGCAGACTGTTCTCCAGAATTTGCGGATGCTATGGATAAAGCAATTAACATTGGAACTTATGGTAAGATTCATATCAACAGACCTTTTATTCATATGAATAAAGCAGGTGTGGTGAAGACAGGTTTAGATTTAGGTGTACCTTATGAATTAACTTGGAGTTGTTATCATGGGGGTGAGAAGGCTTGTGGTAAATGTGGTACGTGTATAGACAGAAGACATGCTTTTGAAGCTAATGGTATAAATGACCCTATTGAGTATCAGGAGGATTAAAGATATGTATTATGTATCAAAAAGAATGGAAATTGCAGGGGCTCATCATTTAGAGCTCCCTTATGACAGCAAGTGTGAGAACTTACATGGGCATAATTGGATTGTTACTGTTTATTGTAAATCGGACAAGCTCACTGATTATGGAATGATTGTAGATTTTACAAAAATTAAAAAAGAGATACACGATAAGTTAGACCATGCTTGTATTAATGATGTTGTGTATCCTCTTAATCCAACTGCTGAGAATATGGCAAAATGGATATGCAAGAGAGTTTCAGCTATTTGTGAAGTTGGTCAGTGTTATAAAGTAGAAGTTCAAGAGAGCGAAGGCAATATCGCTATTTATGTGGAGGATTAAAAAATGAAAGTAGTAGAAATATTTAAAAGCATTGATGGTGAGGGTAAGCGAGCTGGCTTACCTACCACCTTTATAAGATTATTTGGATGCAATTTGAATTGCTCATACTGTGATACACGATATGGGTGTGAGGGAGAAGGATATTCAATTATGAGTATTCCACAGATTGTTGGGGCAGTAGAAAGAGGAGGTATTCATTCAGTAACAATAACTGGGGGAGAACCTCTTGTACATCCAGGTATCAATAAACTTGTTGATATACTATTAGAAAAAGGTTATTGGGTAAATATTGAGACTAATGGCTCACAGTACATTGGAAAATTTCCAGCAAGTCCACGTTTATTCTTTACAATGGACTATAAATGCCCTTCAAGTGGTATGGAAAATCATATGGATTGTCATAACTTTAGATTATTATCCACAAATGATGTGCTTAAATTTGTTGTAGGCAGTCAGGAGGATTTGAATAAAGCATTACAAGTTATTGAGAAATATAATCCACAAGCACAGATATATTTTAGCCCAGTATTTGGTGAAATTGAACCTAAAGAAATAGTACAGTATCTATTAAAGCATAAGATGTATGATTGTAAAGTTCAGATTCAGTTACATAAGATTATATGGAATCCAAATGAGAGAGGTGTTTAAGAATGATTGATAAGAACAGAATAGAAAAAGCAATCAAGGAAATATTAATTGCATTAGGTGATGACCCAGATAGACCGGGTCTTGTAGATACACCAAAAAGAGTGGCAAAGATGTATGAAGAAGTATTTGAAGGTATGAATTATACCAATGCAGAAATTGCAGATAAATTCTGTAAATGCTTTGATACTGATAATAATGATTTAGTTGTTGTACAGGATATTCCAATATTTAGTTATTGTGAACATCATTTAGCTCTTATGTATAACATGACTGTTTCTATCGCTTATATACCGAATGGCAAAGTATTAGGCTTAAGCAAGTTTGCTCGTATTGCTGATATGGTTGGAAAGCGATTACAGCTTCAAGAAAGAATAGGTTCAGATATTGCTGAGATTGTACAGATGGCAACCGGTTCAAATGATGTATTAGTAGTTGTACAAGGAGAACATAGCTGTATGACTGCACGAGGTATTAAGAGTCGAGGAGCTAAGACAAGGACAGCTACTATAAGAGGTGAGTTCAATGATAATGTTGAACTAAGAAAAGAAGCTTATTCATTAATGAACTTAAATTAAAGGAGGAACAAAATGAAAGTAGTAACAAGCAGAATGAAAGAAGCAGTAAACAAAGCAATCAAAGGAGCAGGATTTAATAATCTTATTCCTATTACATCCATGATTGGAATTAAATTATCAGATGGAAAGTTGAGATTGCTTACAACAGATATGACTAATACATTATGTATTATCATTGACAAAGTAGCTGGGGATGATATGGACATTACAGTAGATGCCGATAAGTTTGGAAAGTTGATTGCAAAGACAACCTCAGAAGATATTGACTTATCTGTAAAAGATGATGTACTTTTTGTAAAAGCAAACGGAACTTATAAGATTCCATTGATTTCAGACGAGGAAGGACTTATCTCATTCCCAGATATTAAGATGATGGACGATAAAAATGTACAGTGTGCAACCAAACTTTCCAGTGTTATGCAAGCTTATAATATCAATAAATCAGCACTTGCAAAGACACTTGAGAATCCAGCTTTAACTGGTTACTATTGCGGAGATACTGTTATTAGTACGGATGCAAATGTTATCACATTCAATGGATTTAAGATGTTTGATTGTGAAAATCCTATTCTTATTTCTGCTCAGCAGATGCAGTTATTAACACTAAATACAAAGGAAGATATTGTGGTTTTTATAGGAAGAACGAGTATTCAGTTTGTGACAGAAGATGTTATTATTGATGGTGCATTAATGGAAGGAATTGAAGATTTCCCAGCAAGTGAAGTAAACGCTTATCTTGATGAAGCATTTACATCTTCTTGCAAAGTACCAAAGGATTTACTTTTATCCGTACTTGATAGACTTGCATTATTCATTGAGCCTTATGATAAGAATGGAGCATATTTCACATTCGGAAGAAAGGGTATCAATATTCATAGTAAAAAGGATGCTTCAACAGAGACTATTAACTATGTAGAAAGCAAGGATTTTGAACCATTTGTATGCTGTGTAGATATTCCAATGCTGAAAGAACAGTTGCAAGCTAATCCAGACGATACTGTAAAGATTTGCTATGGAAACGAAAATGCTTTGAAGATTGAAAGCGGAAAAGTAACACAGGTTATAGCTTTGCTTGAGGATGAAGAATTAGATAATAAATCTGAATAAGCATATATACTTTACAAAATTATTAATCTGTATTATAATAAAGCTGTGACAGATTAGGATAGGTTTCTTAGCCGTTCTTTTCGTTCATTGCGTTTACCTCCTGGAAAAATCCTCTTAGTTTAAATACTAGGAGGATTTTTTATGTATTTTTATAAAAAACTATTGACAAATATAGTTTTATGTATTACAATATAAACATAATAAAACAAAGAACAAAATACATAAAAAACAGGAGGACATAAAAATGAAAGCAAATGAATTAGTTGTTGGAAAGAAATATTGGTGTGGATGGGCTAGTCGTAGTGCTTGGTTCGTAAAATTTAAAACTCATACATGGGGTGGAAAAACTGAAAAAATCGCAGTTTTTCGTGATGTATGTGATTCTTATATCGAGTGCAACCTTGAGCAGGTAGAGCGTTGGGTGTCTGAAGCATAAGATTTGTGATAAATATATAAGGAGGAACAAAATATGCTAATGGTAGTTAGAATGAATAAGAAAAATGATACAGCAGGGATATTATTTGAAAATGAAAGTCATATGGAATGTGAATTTTTCGTAGACACATTAAGTGATAAATCTAATATTGAGATTTGTGATAAGTATTAAAGTATTGTGGAAGGAGACTAAAAAACATGAACATTTCACTTATTTATGCAGATAAGAATATAATAGTAAAAAGAGTAGACTATATGAATAAGTTTCTGTATACAGTCACTTATATATTAGATGGTGAAGGTCATTGTATAAAGGAAATAAAAGTATCTAAAGATGGAGAGATATTTGAACAGCAATTTGAATAATAAGGAGGAATAAATGAGCAGACGATTATTAAATTTAATCAATAACAATCAGCCACAACTTCCTGCAAATAAGAAGTTTCTGGCGGATGTTATGAGTTGTATTGAAAGAACTGAACAAGAAGGAAGAAGAACTGGAAGTAATTATTATAAACCATCTTCTCTTCACTGTATGAGAAATATGTATTTTACAAGAACGAAAGCACCACAAGACCCAGAAGTGGTAGAATATAATTCAACAGGAATGGCAGATACAGGAACTGCAAGACATGAAGCATTACAAAATGCATTGTTGAATTTACAGAAAATGGGATACGATTGGAAATATCTTGATGTTGCTGAATATGTTAAAGAAAAACAGAAGTTTGGCAAATGTAAATCCTTGATAGTGAAAGGAAAGCAAGGAGCAGAAACACATCTTATAGATACTACATTAAACTTATCTTTTAGATGCGATGGAATTATAAGAAGGATATCTACAAATGAGGATTTTCTTTGGGAGTTCAAGAATGTTGTTTCTTTCAAGTATAATCAGTTGAATGACCACTGTTTGGAACAGCATCACAATCAAGTAATCTGTTATTGTACTGTGCTTGATTTAGATAAAGCTTTTGTAATGTATGAAAACAGAGATATCTGTACGCTTGAAGTACCGGAAGTGTTTGAAGTAACTCAGGATATGAAAAACTGGCTTGTGAACTATATAAGTGAATGTGAAGGTTATGTGGAAAGAATGATAGCACCCCCACGAACAGAAGATACAAAGAATTGTAAATATTGCCCTTATAAAGGAATATGCAGAAAGGTGGGATAAAAATGAAGACAACATTCAATGGCACTCCTCTTATGGATTTATTTGACAAATTGCCAGAAATAAATGAAGAAGCTGATAAAGAAAATGTAAGAGTATTCGGACAGTATGGTATAACTTATAGTGGGCAAATAAGACATACTTGTGTTTTATGCGGTAAAAAAGTTAATATAGAAGGTTCTGTATCATGTAATGGACATAAGCTAATTTGCACTCAATGTGTTTATAAATATTTTGAAGGTGATTATAGTGCTGTATTTGAATGGTATAAGGAGAGATAGAATGATATATATAGGAATTGACCCAGGAAAAAATGGTGGGATAGCTGTATTACAGGTACTAAAGAATAATCAATTTGTTAGTGCATCTACATATGTTTTTGATGAAACTACATTAATAAATATATTAGATGAAGTCAAGAATTATTATTGTAAATGTACATTGGAACATGTTCATGCAATGCCTAAGCAAGGAGTATCCAGCACATTCAATTTTGGTATGAATTTTGGCTTCATACAGGGTGTGTTGAAAGCCTACGGCATACCTTATGAATTGGTTACACCTCAGAAATGGAAGAAAGAATTTTCCTGCACATCTGATAAAAATACATCTATCGAAGTATGCAAGAGATTATTCCCGAATGTGAATTTAAAAGCCACCGACAGATGCAAGAAAGACAATGACGGGATGGCGGAGGCGTTATTGATTGCAGAGTACGGAAGGAGACATTATAATGGCGAGTCGTAGAGAAGGAATAAAAGTAAATGACGAACAACCAAAAACTGCTGAATCTATAATGAAAAAAGTGGATAGCATAAGTGATACAATCAAAGAAATATCGGATAAGCTTGTAAATAAATATTGCAAGCCACTTGATGTAGAAATGTCAGTTATACGATTAGAATTAACAGAAAATAATTCTTTAACTGATGATACATTAGAGAAGCATATATTAGAATTAGCAAATATATTATATTTCACAGGTTCAGCACAGGAAGATTTAGGCATTAAGGAAGATACTTGCAAAGCTATAAGACAGGAAGTGTATTCTTTTTATAGAAATGAAGCTAATGGCACAGTAGCAGATAAAACCGCACTTGCAGAATTAGCTTGTCAGAAAGAAACAATGACACTTGCAATATATTCAAGAGCTTATAAGAAAGTAAAATTGAGAATGGATGCAGGATATGAAATGCTTAATAGTTTGAAAAAAGTAATGAATAAAAGAATTACAGAAATGGAACTATCAAATAGTAGATATATAAATCATAATGAAGGAGAATTAGCATGACACAAGAGCATTATCAAAGAGCTGGAGAAATCATGCAGGATATAAAAGCTTTAAATTACTGTACGATTTCTTCTCTTGCTTCAGAAGAATTAAAGCAAGAATTTAGTGATTGGATAAATGAAAAGAAAGAATATTTACAAAATGAATTTGATAATTTATAAGAGGAGAAAAATAAATGGTGTATGCATGGGATAATGATAGTACACAAAATGCTCATATAAAGCATTCAAACGATAATAGGCAAAAAGCCTACATGGAAAAACACAGAGATAATAAGGCATACGAGAGGTTTAAACACATGCCAGATTATGGGAAAGGAGTAAAAGACTATGACAAATAGAGAGAAATTTGCAGAACAGATTCTGGATATTGCTTGTAAGGGTGATTCAATAGCAGTTAATAAAGTGACATCAGAGCCAATGAGGTGTCATGGAACAACATGTAAAGAGTGTTTATTCAGGTTTAATGACAATAAATTTTGTAGAGACTTAAGAAAAAAATGGGCGAATAGCGAATATGTTGAACTATCCGTCGACTGGTCAAAAGTTGCAGTTGATACACCGATACTAGTAACGTATAATGGTATCCACCAGTGGGTTAAAAGGCATTTTGCGAGATATGAGAATGGAAGAGTTTACGCTTGGAATCATGGAAAAACATCATGGACTGGTGAGATGTGTACAGTATGCGAACTAGCTAAACTTCCAGATAAGGAGCAGTAATGGAGAGATTAACAATCAAAACTAAAGACGGTTACGAAAGGCAAAGTATACGGACGAAAAATCAGCAGTTAATTGATAAACTTGCCGAATATGAGGACTTAGAGAAGCAGAGCAGGCTTATCAAGCTACCTTGTAAAGTAGGAGATGATGTTTATTACATCTTAGGGATTCCAAATGAAACACCATGTGTAATAGATAAGTGTACATTTGAGTTGTCAGACATAAACAAAATTGGCAAAACATTATTCCTTACAAAATCAGAAGCAGAAGCAAAACTGAAAGAATTGAGAGGTGGAAAAAATGAATGAAGTTGACGGAGTAGTGGTAGAGACAAAAAGCATTCTAACTGCGCTGAAAATAATCAAGACAGTGTGCGAGGATAACGACTGCCTAACTTGTCCTTTTGGGAAAATTGAAAATGAAAAGGGTTTGTGTCTAGTTAAAGACACAATACCTAGTGTGTGGAATATAAATAAACCTAATGATATGTGGAGGGCATTGGAATGAGCAAAGTAAAAGAAGAAAGAGTAACCGACTTGTCTATTATCATGGAAATGATAGATAGTAAACCTTATTATAGCGTACAGTACAGAAATGTTGGTGAGAATGGCTACAACATTGGGTACAGCTCATACAATTTAAAAATTGTATTGGAGTTCATTGATGAATATTTTGAAATTGTGGAAAGTGACACACAGACCAATGCTGACAGGATAAGGAATATGTCGGATGAAGAGCTGGCAGATTGGCTTCATAACATGTGCGATTTTGAAAAGGATGAAGAGCCTTATAAGTCGATTTATAATCTTGACACAGAGAAAGAAGAGGAAATACACGACAGTTACGGCGATTTACTTAATTGGCTTCAATCAGAAGCAGAATAGGAGAAAATATGGACAGATATTTATACAAGGCAAAAAGACTTGATAACGGAGAATGGGTGCAAGGAGTGCCATTTAAAGTTGAAGGAAAATGGGTACTCTTAATAAACGATAATGAAAATTTATTAAGAGCTCATTATATAGAAGAAAATATGTGGACTGCTGAAATATATGCTATTGAAGTAGATTCAACCACAATCTGCCAATGCGCAGATTTAAAAGATAAGAAAGGATAAAAATAAATAAAGTTAGATTTCAGTTTCATTTTCTAATAGTAAAATTTTATTCTTCAATAATAAATTTATTGTATGAAAAAAATAACGAACATATTGCTAAAGCTGAGAAAATTCTAGAGGAATTAGAAAGATATGAAAGATAGATATTTATTTAAGGCGAAACATTTTAATGAATGGCATATAGGAAATATCGTAAAAGAGTTAGATGGACTTTATATAAGAGATATAAAGAAAAATGTAATGGCTTTTATAAATGATGAATCCACAATCTGTCAATGCACAGGCTTGAAAGATAAAAACGGCAAGCTGATTTGGGAGAATGACATTGTTAGAGATATATATGGTAATTTTTACGCAGTCTTTTATCAGAATAACTATTATCGGTTCTCTTGGATTTGTGTTAAATCAGATGTATTTTTAGTTGGTGCAATGTGGAATTTGTGGAGCTTTCACAGTTTTGAAGTAGAGGTTATTGGTAACATCTTTGACAATTCAGATTTATTAGGAACAAATACTCAAAACGATTTGGAAAGACCTTGGTTAGAAAAGTATACAGAAGAGAATGACAGAGATTAAAGTTAAAGGAGGAAAAGAAGTATGTATGTTAATCCATTTATTTTAGGTGTAATTGTAGGTGCATTTAGTATGCTAATATCAATTGTTATACTTGCACTAATTACAACCGGAAAGAAAGGAAAATAATATGACAGAGAATGAAGCTATTGAAGAGCTAAAATATGATTGTAATGAACTTGGCAAAGCAATTCCATGTGATACTTCATGGGGATGTTCTTTTGAAAATGCTTATGGAATGGCAATCCAAGCACTTGAAAAACAGATGCCGAAGAAAGTAGTCAGGGACGGAAAATGGATTTACAAATGTCCCCGCTGTGGTGAGTGCGCAGAAACAGATTGTGGTGATGTCTTTTACGACTATCGACTGGATTATTGTAATGGTTGTGGTCAGAGGTTGGATTGGAGTGATGAAGAATGATATTTGAAGTTGGCAAACATTATGAACATAGCACAGGAAAGAAAATGCACATATTAGGAGAAGTAAATTCTGATATGTATTATTCGCCCTGTTTAGTCGCAGAAGATTTAGGAGGTAATTTTATTCCTGTTGGAATTGGTGAAGAATATGCAGTTAATTGGAATGAAATTGATGAAACTGAATGGCTCAATGAATTAAAAATGCGTGACAATTTATGAAAATAAAGGAGTGATGAAGAATGAGCGAAGCGGAATATATGGAAGATGGAGCGGATTATTTAGAGGAAGGGTGTCAAAGACAGACTTGTAATGGCTGTATGGCTTACAATTATTGTCTAATAAAAGAACAGGAGAATGAACAATGAGTAATCTTGATTTAATTATAAAAGACTTAAATAAGAAAATGAAAGTAGGAAATATTCAGCTTGGAGTTGATTTTCAGGAAGTACAGAAGATTCCTTTTTCATCATGCAGATTAAACTATATGACATATGGGGGTATTCCAGTTGGGAGAATAGCAGAGTTTTATGGAGCAGATGGAAGCGGAAAGACTACCACTGCTATTGATGTAGCTGGAAATGCTCAAAAAATGTTTCCAGATAAAAAAGTGTTATTTGTAGATATTGAACATACCTTTGATTCTTGTTGGGCAACAAAGTTAGGATTGAACTGTGACGATATAATCTATCTTGACCCTGATAGTATGGGAGCAGAAGAAGTCTTTAACATGACGATAGAACTAATAGATAGCGGAGAAATAAGCCTAGGTATTTTAGATTCAATAGGTGCTATGGTATCAATGCAAGCAAATGAAAAGCAGATAGGAGAAAGAACATATGGCGGAGTAAGTATGGCACTCACGGAATTTACTAAAAAGATAACTCCACTTCTTTCAAGAACACAAACAAGCTTTATTGGCATAAATCAGGCGAGAGATGACATGAATAGCCCTTATGGTGGAACTACTACTACAGGTGGAAAATGCTGGAGACATGGTTGTAGCACTCGTCTTGAATTTAGAAAAGGAAATTACATTGATGAAAAAGGTAATAATCTTTCAAGAGCTTGTGAAAACCCAGCAGGAAATATAGTAAATGTAGCATTAGTGAAATCTAAAGTATGCAGACCCGATAGAAAAGTAGGTTTCTACACTCTGAAATATCTTGAAGGAATTGATTATGTATCAGATGCAGTTGATGTAGCTATCAAGATGGGATTAGTTGTACAAGGCGGGGCATGGTTCTCTTTAGTTGATATTGAAACAGGCGAAGTATTAAGCAAATATCAAGGTAAATCAAAGCTAGTTGAGTACCTAAAAGAAAATGATAACTATACAGATTTCTATTCAAAATTGGAGAAATTACTAAATGAAGAGTAATGCATATCTAAATGGACAGGATATATTGAACTGGTATAAGACACCATTTGAAATGGAATTTACAGATAAAGGGTTCCCAATATTGGAACCCTTAAAGTCGTTATCTATACCAAGACGAGGATTAAGAACGTTACCTTTTAATTATGCCTTATCCCATCAAGATAAAGATTATTTTGTGCATTTTTATATACAAGATTATTTATTTAACAGAATATGGAATAATCCTCAACGGTATATTGATGTACTAAAAGAATATAAAGGAATTGTGATGCCAGATTTTAGCCTTTATACAGATATGCCTGAGCCATTGCAAAGATTTAATCATTATCGGAATTTGTGGTTTGCCAGAATGTGTCAAATGCAAGGAATTACAGTTATTCCATCCCCTAATTGGTCAACAAAGGATAGTTTAGAATGGTGTCTTGATGGAATGCCAAAAGATAGTGTTATTATGCTATCAGCAGTGGGGAGTATTAAGAATCCACAGGTATTTGATAATTTTATATATTGTGCTAAATATATGGAAAAAAGATTGCAACCTAGTCATATATTATTGAGATGTCCTAAAAAAAGTTATGATAAACTAAAATCATATATAGATACATCTTGTAGTTTTGTAAATTATAATGTATAATATAAAAAGAAAGGAGTTGATTAAATATGGGTGGAAGAAGCTCAGGTAGTGGAAAAGGTTCATCTAAAGCAATGACATCTTCTGAGTTTGCAAATGAATTAGAGACGTATGTTGGGGGAGGTTATGGTTCACCTTCGGAAGCAATGTCTAAAAAGGCTCTGGATTATTTGAAAAACCATATGGAGGCAACCGAACAAAAATTATACCGAGTGGAAGATTCTAATTATACTGCAGACAAATTAGAGAAAGGACAAATTTTCCAATTCAATGGAAATTATAGAGGATTTTCTTCTAGGCGTTCTTTTGTAAACGAGTCTATAGAAGAGGAAGGATTAGGAGGAAATAAGCCTGCTGTATTTGTAATGCTTGGAAAGAAAAATTCATTACAAGTAAATAAACATTATAGAAATCAATATTTTGAAAATCAACAAGAGCATATATCAGGAGGAAAATATAAGGTATTGGACATGGAAGTTAGAGATGGAAGAAAATATGTTTATATCAAACAACAGTAGATTATTTTTTATCCACAAGTTATCCACATTAAATTGTGGGTAACTTTTTTTATGTATTTTTATAAAAAACTATTGACAAATATAGTTTTATGTATTACAA